TAAACTATGTCAATATGTTAAGACAGGAAAATTCTCTGGAAATATACCTATTAAAGCACAAAACAACTTTTCTTCTGCTGTAATGATTTATTTAGATGCTATTGCAGAAATGAATGTATTTAAGTTTACGCCCATTCCAGATATTGCTAAAATAAAATATTGCATTACTGGGGCATTAAGTATGCCTCGTGAAGAAATGATTGAATTATTAAATGATTTTAGTTTTGGTTTTTCTGCTGCAGTTACAATGGATACGAATTATCTAATTGTTGGTGATGATGCAGGAAAAACTAAAATCAATAAAGCAATAAAGTATGGTGTTAAACAATTAACCGAAGCACAACTAATGAAACTAATTAAGGAGGAACCAAATGAGTGATAAAGATTGTAAAATAACAGCACGAATTGAGGAAGATTTATATGAAGTAGTTCATGATAAATTTTACCATGGACAACAAACATTATTTTTTAAGAGTATTTTTATGTCCTTGAAGAAAATTATTCAAGAAGATCGTTTCAATGAAGTTACAGACTATCTCTATAAAGAACAACCTTTAACTTTACCCTCCATTAGTAAGGAATAACTATGCCAGCACCTAAGAATAATTCCCTCGAAGATAAGTCTCAAGTTAGCTTAATTCCGCTTGATCTTATAATTCCTATGCTTGAACCTGCATATCGCGAAGGAATCATTAAGTATCAGCGTGAATCATGGAGACTTGGATTTAATTCTACCATAATGTATGATGCGCTGATGCGCCATCTCACTGCATGGTTTTTCAAATTAGAGTCAAATGATCCAGAAGCAAAGGAAAAATATAACATTGAAAAACATCACCTTGGCGCGGCCATATTCTGCTTGATCAATCTTTACAATACTGAAATGAATTTCCCTGAACTTGATGATCGTCCATTGAACTTATTGGAAAAACTTAAAAAGAATATTATTAATAAAGATAAAAAAGTTGATACGATGTCAAAAATTGACTCAGATGCTTTTTTTAAGTTTATGCATATATATTCAAATACTCCAGGATTTTGGTAAGGTGATTAATTATGCCACTCATGGATAGAATTTACTGCAAATCATTTTTAGAGATGCATTATACTGAACAATTAGGTTTGATTGAACGAATTAGAACTATTCGTAGTTCAGCATTTAATGAAGCATTAGTTAATGCAAAAAACATTTCTAAAACAGCAATGAAAAAAGTAGCTTCAAGTACGGGTAAAGTTAGACAACCAAAAGACATAACTAAAAAAGCAAATGCTGCATTAGCTAAACTAACCCCAGAACAAATTGAACTAATCAAAAAACAATTAAGTAATAATTAAAGGAAATAATAGGCATATAAAAATGATAGTTTTAATAGGCTGTGAAGAGAGTCAAATATTAACTAAAGCATTTAGACTTGCCGGACATGAAGCTTATAGTTGTGATATAAAAAAGACTCGTGGTAATCCTGAATGGCATTATCAAGATGATATAATGAAGATTCTTCCTTTACAAAGATGGGATTTAATTATATTACATCCAGATTGCACTGCTTTGGCCGTAAGTGGTAATAGATGGTATGGGAAAGGTATGCCAAGGCATCAAAAAAGATTGGATGCAATAGAATGGACAAAACAGTTATGGAATAAAGCCAAAGAACATTCAGATAAAGTTGCTCTTGAGAATCCAGTGAGTGTTATCTTTAAGTATTTACCTAATGTTTTTTATATTCAGCCTTGGCAACATGGCCATGGAGAAACAAAAAAAACAGGTTTTGCTGTACATAATTTGAAACCATTAAAACCATCAAACATAGTATCTGGGCGTGAACAAAGAATTTGGAAAATGGCTCCAGGTAAAAATCGAAAAAGAGATCGTAGTGAAACTTATTCTGGAATAGCTTCGGCTATTGTAAATCAATGGACATAAAATAAGGAAACAAAGTATGCAACTTTTTCAAGTAGAAGAAAGACAAATTGCCGATATTATTATTAAAGATCGTGCAAGAACTGCATTGGGTGATATTACTTCATTAGCTAACTCAATTAAAATGGTTGGTCAATTAGTACCAATTTTAATTAATGAAGATAATGTATTGATTGATGGTGCACATAGAATTGAAGCACTCAAAAGTCTTGGTCATGAAGTTATTGAAACACGAGTAGTCTTCGGAATCACTCAAGATGACCATGTCCTGATTGAAATGCTTTCCAATATGGATCGGAAAGAATTTGCCTGGCATGAAGAAATAGACCTCAAGTATAAACTTCATAATTACTGGAAAGATCATGCAGAAAAAGAGGGCAAAACTTGGGGTTATAGAGAAACTGCAAAAAGACTTTATTGTAGTTTAGGTGGCTTATCAACTGATTTGGCTTTTGCTGAAGCATTGAAAATTTTCCCTGAATTAAAAGATCAAACAACTAAAGGCCGTGCAAGAGAACTTTATAAGGCATTCGGAAATCAGGCTACTGCAATTCAGCGAATGGACAACTTTACTGATGATGAAAAAGGTCGTTTGAAAGAACTTCAATCAGGTAATTTCAAGGCACCTAAAAAGACTAAGGCATCAAAACCCTCAGTAGATAAAAATTCTTCAGTTGATAAAAATCTGTCTGAGGATCAATTTGACTTAAATGCCCTTGAAGATCAGGAAGAACAAAATGAACTGCAAAGTGTTAATGTTATTTATGTAGCTGAAAACTATAAAAGTTTCTTAGATAAAATCCCTGATAATTCTGTTGGAATGGTTGAACTTGATCCTCCATATGCAATCGGATTTAATGAAAACTATGGTAAAACAAATGGTATTGAAAGCAGGGCAACTGATTGGGATGAAAAAGAACTTTATGAGTTTTATTTTAATTACTTGCCCTTGATTTATCAAAAGATGCTTGATGCAAGTTGGGTACTGTGTTGGACTGGTAAAGAACACTTTACAGAAATTAATAAAATTGCTTCAAACATAGGCTTTCAAGTTCAGCAACCTGGCTCATGGGTAAAATCTGGCGGCAGTACAAATCAACCTAAGCGATGCTTAGTAAGTAACTGGGAAATGTACTTACTATTTAGAAAAGGAAATGCTCAATTTAATACTGCAAGTCTATCAAGTGCTATAAACATTGATTCTGGTAGTGCAGCTAATCGTATCCATCAATGGGAAAAACCAATAGCTTTGTACGATCATTTTCTTAAGGCATTAAGTAAACCAGGAACTATCTTTTTAAGTCCCTTTGCAGGTTCAGGAAACTGCCTTATTAGTGCCGCAAAAGCTCGAATGATGCCTATTGGTTGTGATAAGAGTCAAAAGTACATTCCAGAATTTTATCATCGACTTGAACAATACACTGGAATTTCAGCAGATATCAGTGGACTTTAATGGAGAGTAAACTTATGTTAATTGTATCAAAAAGATATCATAAATTACATATGATACATGAATTTGCTTGGATGGATCAAGTTTATTATCAATTATTATCTTTAAAAAACTTTTGGCGTAGTCAAGGTATGAAAATATTTTAATGGAGCATTAATATGCCAAAGTATGAGGCAGGGAAAATAATGGCAGAAGAAAAGCCACCAGATAAAGGACAATTCTGTTGTATGCACAAAAATATTGTACCTTTAGAAATTGGCTTTGCAACTAAAAGTTGGCCGAATGGGTATAAGAATGAACCAGATTATAATTTTGCTGTTGGTATCTTAACATCAAATATAATTCGAGTAAAAAGCTATCTCTGCTTAGATTGTAAACATGAGATCAAAGCTCCAAATCCTGGACAACTTAAAAAGGATAGGTTATAAAATGATGATTATTCCCAAAGACCCTACAGGAGAACAAGGTCTACAGAAAAATTCTTTAGATATTCTTGCTGTAGAATGTCCACCAACAAATAACATTAAAACTGCTATCATCGCTATGGTCGGCGATGCTCCAAATGACATCGAACTATTAAAAGCCGAGCCTTTTCTTGGCCCTGCTGGAGCACAGTTTAATCGTATTTGTGCCGCAGTTAGATTAGCCAGATATCAAATTTATCTAACTACTGCTTGTAAAGCAAAATTACCAAAAAATAATGTTAGTAAACTTTGGACTGATAAGGGCTGGAGACATCCTAAATGGAGTGAACTTCAGATGGCCCTGATTGATGAATTAGCAGAATTTCCAGGCAAAGTTATCATGTTGCTTGGTGATACTGCCATGAGACTTTTAATTGATGAACCAAGATTTGATTCTATTCAAAAATTTCGTGGATCATTCTATTATGCCGAAGAATTTCCGCACCTAAAAGAAAAGCTTGCAGGTAAGATTATAGGCTTTTCTTTCCATCCATCATTTACCACCTTTACTGGTAAACCTGTACATTTCTATACAATGATTGCAGACTTTACAAAAGCACTCAAACTCATTGAAGACCCATCATTATTGGTTGATAATACAGAAATTATTATTCAGCCTGGATTTGAAAAAGTTATGCAATTTTATGCTCTTGTTCAATCTAAAGAGTTCGTTGCCTTTGATATTGAAGCAACCCCAAAATTTATCACATGCTTTTCTTTTGCTGTATATGATGAAGGTAAAATCAAAAGTATGTGCATTCCTTTGATGAATAATCAAGGAAGTTATTGGTCTGTTGAAGAAGAAGTGAAGATTTGGCTTGGATGTGCAAAAATATTAGCTGCTGAAAATATCAAGAAAATTCTTCAAAATGGAATGTTTGATATAATGTTCATTTTAAGAACAATGGATATTAAAACAGAAAACTTTTATTTTGATACAATGCTTGCACAACATATATGCTATACTGATTTGCCCAAAGGTTTAGACTATTTAACTTCATGTTATACTTACTATCCTTATTATAAAGATGATGGAAAATTATCCCACCTGAAAGTTATTAAGGATTGGCCGCAATATTGGACTTACAATGCAAAAGATTCTGCTTATTTACTTCCTATTTCTGAAGCACTCATCAAGGAGCTTGAAGAATTTAATGCTACAGACGCATTAGATTATACTATGGATTTACATAAGCCCCTGATGGAAATGGAATTTAATGGAATATTAACTGATACTGAAGGCATTAAAAAAACTAAGGCAGATTATGAGGAAAAAATCATCGCATTACAGAAACAGCTTGATGAAATAGCTGGACAAGAACTAAACTCTGCATCTGCAAAACAAATGATTGCATATTTTTATGGTATTTGTATGATTAAACCATACATTAACCGTGATACAGGTAATGCTTCATGTGATTCAGTAGCCTTACATCGAATTGCAAAGAATGGTGGTAAAGGTTCTACTGAAGCAAAGATCATAATTAAAATTAGAAAATATGCTAAACTTGTATCTACTTACTTTAACATTTCAGTTGACGAAGATAAGAAACTTCGATGTAATCACAAAATTTCTGGTACTGTTTCAGGTAGAATTGCTACTGAGGCAACTTATTTCGGAACTGGAAGCAACCTCCAGAACATTCCGTATGTTTTCAAATACTTTCTCACTGCTGATCCTGATTGGATTTTATGTGAATGTGACTTAGCGAAGGCCGAGGCTCATGTAGTTGCATACTTAGCGCAAGATACAAATATGATTGAATCATTTCTCAGTAATATTGATGTACATAGTTTTAATGCAAGTAAAATCTTTCATGTGCCTATTGAAGAAGTTATTGCAGAAGCAAAAGCAAATAAAGAAGATCAAAAGTCAACAATGCGTTACATGGGCAAAAAGGTAGTTCATGCCAGTAATTACAGTATGGGTCCACAAACATTCTCTGATAATTTAGCTAAAGAAGAAATCTTTATGTCTCAAGGAGAATGCAAAAAACTTCTTCAAAATTATACTGATAGATTTCCTGGACTAAAGCGTTGGCATAAATCTATTGAAGAAGAAGTTCAGACAACAAGAACATTATTTAACCTTTTTGGTAGGCCAAAGAAATTTCTTGGCGAAATGAATCCTGCACTATTTAGAAATGCTTATAGTTACAAACCTCAATCAACTGTGGCAGAACTCCTTAATCGTGGACTAATTAAATGTGTAAATGATCAAAGATTAGGTAAAAATAATTATGATATTAGAATGCTTACAACTGTACATGATTCAGTCTTATTTCAATTTCATAAATCTCAAATACCAAATCTGCTAAACATTCTTTTAATCATTAAAGATCATATGACACACACATTTACATACAAAGGCAAAAGTTTTACAATAGGATTAGATGCCAAGATTGGCACTCAGTGGGCTGGTAATACAGCAGACATATCACAATTCAATCAAGAATCAGTTGATAAAGCAATTCAAAAAATCGGATTTTAAGGAAATAGTTAATAATCAGTTATCAACAATATATCATGCTTTAAGATAAAAGGCTATTCAAATATGTCAAGACAATTATCAGACTGGTTAGAATTTTACATGAAATATACTCAACGAACAGAGCCGCCAGAATTGTATCATCTCTGGTCTGGATTAACAGCTATTTCATCTGCACTAAGGAGAAAGTGTTACTGTAATTGGGGCGCTTTAAGAGGCTTTGTATATCCTAATCTATTTGTTTCATTAGTTGGTCCGCCTGGAGGTCGGAAAGGAACGGCAATGAAAATTGCCAAATCAATCGTTCAAACATTAAATGTACCAATAGGAGCAGATTCACTCGGGTCAACACAGGCACTTTATAAAGAAATTATGGATTCAGAAGATAGTTATGTTGATCCACAAGGACTAACCAAAAAACATAAAAGTGTCTCGATCTGGTCTGAGGAATTTCAAGTCTTTCTTTCTGATCGAGATCAAATGCTCATCTCATCTCTGACTGATCTTTTTGATTGTTCTGATTCTTGGACGTATAAGACGCTTACAAGAAAAAGTGAAGACCTATCTAATTGCTGGCTAACAATCATTGGTGCTATAACGCCAAGTTTACTTCAAGCAAAGTTAAGTCAAGATGCTGTAGGCGGCGGATTGATCTCGCGAATTATTTTCGTTGTTGGAAATGGCCCAAAGCAACGAACGGCATTACAATTCCTAACTGAAGAAGAGGAAGAAATTATTCGTAATCTTGAAAATGATCTTCAGGAAATAGCAAACTTATCTGGGCCATTTATCTTATCAAAGGAATTTCTTAAAGTATATGTTCGTTGGTATGAACAAGATTATGATGCATCAGGAGTCATATCGGATAAATTTCTCGGCTATAATCATCGCCGGCCACTACATCTTAATAAAATATGTATGTTAATTTCAGCAGCTGAATCAAATGACATGATTATAACTGATAAACATTTTGAAAAAGCATTAGCTATTCTTCAAATAACTGAACAAGAAATGCCAAATGCTTTTTATGGTCTTGGATTATCAAGTCAAGCAAATGTTTATGCGAAATTCCTTACTTTTATTGATTCACATGAATATTTTGATTGGACTGAACTTACACGGAATTTTCATCTTGATGTAGATAATATACCACAACTTCGCGGATATGTTGAAATGGCCGAGCAGTCAGGCTTAATCAAAGCTGAATGTTCAGCAACATCATCAAGATATACTACAATCAAAACTAAAGTAGAAATTGATCGTTCTGATTACTTAGATGAAACTGTTTTCAGGTTAATGGATAGAAACTTACTTAAACAAAAATAATTCAAAGGATTTATTACTATGCCACTTAAGACAATTAGCTTGAACGATGAGACTAAGATTCTGTTTTTTGATACTGAAACATCAGGATTCATTAAAAAGAATCTTTCAGCCGCTCATTCAGATCAAGCATGGACAGTTCAAATTGGTGCAATATTAGCAAATCAAAATGAAGATTTTGCAAAGATGAATACAATCATCAAAGCGAATGGTAGATCAATGAATCCATTTGCACAAGAAGTTCATGGTATATCAGTTGATCAGGCAGATTCAGAAGGCATTGAAGAACTTGAAGCGGCAGAACAATTTGGCCTACTGCTTCGTCAAGCTGACTTGATGGTTTGTCATAATCTTGATTTTGATATTCAATATGCAAGACATCTAATGGAAAGAAATATTGATGAACTTTCTGATGAAGCTCGATCTGCATTCTATCTTGATTTACCTGGATATTGTACAATGAAAGATAAAGCAGTTGTTAAATTTTGCGGATTAAAAAATAAAGCTAATCGCCCGAAATGGCCCAAGCTCATTGAACTTCATCAGATCTTATTTGCCGAAGGTTTTGATTCTGCACATGATGCCTTCGCTGACATCAGTGCAACCAAGCGGTGCTTTTTTGAACTCCTTAATTTGAACATTATCACCTTGGATTAGCGGAGAGAATGAAATGACTATAACTACAAAGAAACAAACCTATAAGGAACACTATCCGCCATACAGTATGGTAGGAACTTTGCATCAACTTGAATCAAGGAGCTCCTTTATGGATCTTTTTGATTTATTTGATACTGTATCAAAATCAGAACGTCATCTATTCACTGAAATTAAAAATGCTTCTTTAAGTCGAACAAATATTGCTGTTATGACAAATTTCATGGAGCATCAAAATATGAGTAATATTTATATTAGATTAAAACATTTGATTGAAGCTAATTTAATCATGAAAGTTATTCCGATAAAGATTACTGATCCTGGGCAAGATGAGATGAGAAATATTTTATATCGGCCTCAACGATATACTTATATGATAAACCCACGGTTGATTATTCCATGGAAATATGAAATGGCTAAACAGATCTGGAATTTATTAAAAGCTGCAAAAGAAAAATCAAATGAAAGTTAAAACTTTTAGATCAGTTTAACTGGTTGTTCATCAGTGGCCCATAGCGGTCTATTTACACTAAGTATGTTAAATTAGTGTAACCTAACTCGTTTATTTTGTAAGAATTTCAACCACTTACGGCATTTTGCTTAGGTAAATAAAATAACCCGTCAATGTATTTTAAGGGTTGACAAAAAGACCCTCGTAGGTTATAGTAAGGATTATTCAAATTTAACCTTTTTGAGGAATCCTTATGGAAAATGTTTACATCAAAAGAGCAGAGAATTTATACTTTAATGGTACTGAGGAGTGCAGTTATAAAGTGACTATTGAAGAAAAGTACAAAAATGATTTTGGTGCTTTTACTCCGATAGGAGTGTTAAAATCATCAACAACGAGGATATCTTACATGGATCTTCTTGATTTAATAATTTCATTATCAAAAAAAGAGCAAGAACTTTTTAATGAAATTAAAAACAATTCTGATAGAAACTTACGTATCGCATCAATGGATCATTGGGAAGATTTAGATAAGGATGCTCAAGGAGTTATTTATCGCCGATTAGTTACAATTAAAGCTGTTGGTTTGATACGCAAAATCTATCCGATGGCTATTCCGAAAGAAATGCATGATAAGGCTTTAACTGCAAGAATTGTTAATATTTTGACAAAGCCTGGAAAGTTTTCATTCATCATCAATCCTAATTATATTAAAGCATTTGAAGTAAACTCGGCTAAGGCTATTTGGAATCAATTAAAAAATTAACTCAGGAGAATTAAATGGATCACGACCAAGACTATGTTGTAGGTACTCCAGTAATTTTTACTCAAGATATTTTTACTGAACCTTATCCTGGAAATCTTATAGCTAAAAAAGGATGGAAAGGAATAATTAAATATAAAGCAAAAAATTTTCCTGGAAATTATGAGATAGGTCACATTGATAAAAGCCCAAATACAATGATCATTTGTACTCCAGATCAATTTAAGCCACTTATAAATGAAAAATTTACATCTAAAGAATTTATGAATAAAGAAACATTGTTACATTACTTACGACTTCCTTATAATGTTAACGTAGATGAAATGTGTAAAGCAAGATATCAGGCCGCTGATGAACTTGAAAGACTTTATAAGTTAGAAAAAAGTGTCAAGAAACTTATACTTAAACTCGAAAAACACGAAACAAGTTGTGTTCACGAATGAACGACAAGATCAAAGCTAAAGCAAGAATTTCATGAATATATCTAATAAGGAATTTCTTCAGGCGATATTTGGTCCAAGTTTCATTTGGGCTCATGTGACTGATTTCTTCCATGATCCTGGAATAGGGTTTACTGATGAAAGCAAACAAGCATGGTTAGGAAATTATTATGTGAATAGCGAACTTCGTAAATTTGCAAATCAATATTTTACAATTAGTTTATTTCACGAAACTGCGGATGGTGCCAGGCGAAGGAAAGAACTTTTCAAATCAACGCATTGCATAGTAGTTGATGATGTTGGAGAAAAAATTCCTTTGGATTTAATGCTTGATAAACCAGCACCAAGTTGGATATTAGAAACAAGTCCAGGTTCTCAGCAATGGGGATACATATTGGTTGACCCATGTAAAGAACGCTCATTAGTAGAGAATCTTTTGACTGGTTTAGTGCATAAAATTTGCCCTGATGGAATTGATTCAGGAATGTTGGGCGTAACAAGATATGTACGATTGCCTGAAGGATATAACACTAAGAAAAGTAAGGTCAAGTTAAATTCTGGAAAGATTTTCAAATGCAATATGATTATTTGGCAGCCAGAAGTTAAAATCAGCATCACTGACTTGGCTGATGCATTTGAAATTGATTTGAGTCAATCACACAAGAGCTTTAGCTCAGGTGATTATGATTTCCTTGAAGATCATTATGCCTCACAGCATCCTGCATGGAAATTATTAGAAATTAAAAATATACTTGATGAAGGTCATTATGATATTAATTGTCCTTGGGCTAATGAACATACTGATCCATCAGATAATCGAGCTACAGTATTTATTCTGGCCGATGGTTATATGAGTTTTAAGTGCCACCATGGACATTGTGCAAGTAGATCAGGGAAAGATATTTTAGCTTACTTAAAAATGCATGTGCCAGATTGGGATGATATTTATCTTGATTATCGAAAAGAATTAATAAAACTTAACCCTGTTAAACCATGTCCAATTAAATGTAAGAAGAAACAATATGTTTGCAATATTAAATCAAAAGGTTAAAAAACTTATTAAGGAGACTTAATTATGATTAGTAAAAAACAGATGGATGTAGCACAAGAAAGATATGATGCAATGATACCAGAGTTTGATGATAGTGATGCTTATGATGAGGAGGTTGATGATGAGTTTGATGATGATGATTATGATGTTGATGTTTGTTTAAATTGTGGTAGAATATTACTTGGTGATGGCTATGTTGAAGTAAAGCATTGTGAATTTGCAGCTGAAGAAGACTATATTAATTGTGCACCTTATGATGGCCCTATTTACTATGAAGAAGATTAACAATGAAAATTATAAAACCAAGTGTTGAGTTCTTTGGGGCAGTTCCAACTGATTGTGATGAAGTAATTAAATTTATAGAGATAGCTGGACGAACTTGTTATAAGTCAGAAGATAAGATTACGCCTGATGGAGCTAAAAAGTTTGTCTCAAGGTTAATCAAGAATAAGCATTTGGCAATGGTTGAACATTCAAATTTTGTTCTTAGGATGCCATACCCAACGATACATATTCCAAACTTAATTACTATAATAGAATCGCTGAGTGGGAAATTTCTTAATATTACTCAAGATGATGATTATATTTATATTGGCGGAAATCTTATAGCTTGGTATCAACGAGGAAATATGATTGGTTGGTATGATTCAATATTCAGTGTGTTTGGCGAAGTTTATACTGATTTATTTGATATTCATATTTTTAACCCACCTGGATCTGTTTGGGCAGTTTGTCCTCATGATGAAATTCCACAAAGACTTCACCGATATTCAGCTAAATTTATTTGTGATCGCGGAGTTAGTCATGAATTAGTCCGACATAGACTATGTTCTTTTGCACAAGAATCTACCAGGTATGTAAATTATGCTGGTAAAGATATGGAATTTATTGAACCTGATAATTTTGATTCTTGGTCAAAAGTAAATAAATACTCATTTATACAATGCTGTGAACAAGCTGAAATTGATTACCAGCATTTGCGAAGTAATGAGCTTAAACCACAACAAGCCAGAGCAGTTCTTCCAAATGCGCTTAAAACAGAAATAATTGTTACTGCTGACATGGATGAATGGATGCACATAAGAAAGTTACGCACAGCGAAAGATGCTCATCCAGATATGCAAAGAGTTATGAACATGATGCCTTGGTTAGAATTTTAATAGTGTTAGATAAAATATGGTATAATATAATGAAACTATATTATACCATATTTTTATTTATTGGATTGTTTTTGCTGCATTGAGGTAGCTTTGCATAATTTGTTCACGCTGTGCTTTATATTGACCAAGCATAGTTTGAACATTTACTGTTAGGGGTAATTTTTCTAACTTATTTATTTTTGCTTTATTCTTATGTAATGCAGCTTGAAAATTCTCTTGTAATTTTGATTGCTTAAGTCGATCAATATTTGATTGTAAGAACAATCTTTTATCTTGAGAATTTTCAAGTTGTCTCTTAAAGAGTCTTGCATCTATGCTTGCTTTTTTAAATGCTTGTTCAGCAATAGATTGCTTGTTCTTTGCACCTCGTCCAGCGTGCCAATAATAAAGTTTACCTGCAACAGGAATCGAATCAATGATTCTTGCATGATCGAAATTACTTACATCACCAGATACATAATCTTCATATGCTTCATGCGCATCTTTGCTTAAAGCATTGATAAATTTTACTGGTGGTAGCATTTGCTGAAGTGCCGCAGAACCAATTCCATCCTGTGTTACTTGCATCTTCATATGTCTTGATGCACCTCCCATAGTTAAAAGATTTTCAATTACATGGTCAGAAAATTTCATTTCTTTACCAAGCAAAAGATCTTTTAATTCATCTGCACCAGCATTAGCAAGTATAAGTAATGATGCTAATTGAATCATGTTTATTAATCCTTGAGCTATTTGCTGAGGATCCTTAGATTTCAGGTTATGCACAACTTCTCGTCTAAATATATCAAGTTGTTTCAAAGTATATGTTTTTAACATGTAAGCTACTCGACCATTTCCTGCCTTAAGATATACCTCAGGCATTTCAGAAAGAGCAGCTGGTTGAAAGTCAAGTAATTTGGAATAAAGTAACAGCTTAACATTATCAGATGGCGTAGTTGCTAAAATCTCCTGAACAACATCAGCTGATTTATTTCTAAAGATTGGGCTGATTCTTTTTGCTAATGCATCTGGATTTGCATTTGCTTGAATTTTGAATTGGTCTAAAGCATTGTTGATGAGGACTTCTTTACCAATCGAATCAATTTTTTCAAGTCCAACAATCTTAAACACTCTACTGACTGCTTTACTCATTGTTGTTCCATCAGCAAATTCTTGAGCAATTCGTTCAATACCAAGATCTTCTTTAGTTACCTTTGATTCACCTGCTATTGCTTGAAGAAGATTTTTACTAATACCTAAAAAGTTACTTGGTGTCCATGCCTTACCAACATACATGGCCCAAGCTAAGTCACCAATTTGAGTAATTGCTGATGCAAAATTACCCATAACATCAATATAAGCAGCATTTTTAGCTGCATTAACTACACCATGAGTACCTTGCTCATGAAATCTTGCATCAAGAATATCACGAACCATCTTTTCATCTTTCTTTTCAATTCGTCCATCAAGCATCATTTGATCAATGTAAGAACCAATGTTCTCAGTATAATCATTTGTAATTTGATATGCTTCTAAGTCTTGATTGTTACGAGCAATGTTTTCTCGTAGCTGAGTGATTCGCCTTTCTATTTCTATGAGTCTTTCAGGATTTTCAGCACGAGCCATATCAGCAAGCTGTGCAAGTTTTATTAGTTCTGCCTGTTTTTGTGTATTAGATGTTTTCAGGTTACTGATTCTTGTAGGAACTTTACCAAAGAATCTTCTGGCTTCAATCTTTTTAGTCATGCTATAAACATATTGCATTAAGGCAGCATCAGCATCCATATAAAATGGTGCATATTCATTTTTGATGGTTTCAAATACACGAGATTGAATATTACCAGGCCCGCCAATTCCTGATGATTGATTGAGAATTAAGTTGCTAATGATGTCTGCTTTAACTTGAGGAAAATCACGTTCAAATGCTTCTTGAGTTATTCCAAGTTTCTTTGCTCGTGCCCTAATTGCTTCAGTAAATACAGGTCGTTGTGAAATTTCTTGAGTTGCCTGAAGAAATCCTTCCTGATCTTTGATTACTCGTGGCCAATATTCATCAATAAAACCTACATCATATCCTACTTCGATAGCTTCTTGACGGATAGTATTTAGTTTTTCACGTAAAATTGCAAGTTGTTTAGTAATGTTATATTTTCGTGCAAGCTGTTCAATTTTACCTTGATCAGAATTAAGTCTTGCCCAATTCCATTCGATCTTATCCCCTGCTGTCATGCCACCTTGACGAATACCAAGTTTATTTTTAGTCCCATGAACTGCATCAAGAATTGGTTGAGCTGATTTAAGTACAGCAATGATTTTCTGACTTGTATCAAAATCAAGTTGTCTTATACGTTCTGATAATTCTGGATTAACATTTCTAAGTCTTGTTGATATTGCGCCAAATGCTTTATCTGCAAGAAGTTTAACTTCATGAAATTTTATTCTTGCTTGTTGAGCAAAATTTTGCAGGAGATTATTCTCTGTTTCCTTCAAGGCATCGTAATCTGCTTGAGGAATTTTCTGCTCAGTGCTTTCACTAACTTGAAATAATGCATTGCCATACTTAGACATATAACCTTCATTAAGTAACATTGCATCTAATGTTTCCCATGGAGGAGTTAATCTTTTTTCTTCTTTAGACATTGCCATGCGTATTTCTGTTAATCTGGCCTCCATTTCTCCTGGCTTAGTATAATAATTTTTAATTCCTTGTTTTAAGGTACTATCAAAAGGAAATTTGGCTATTTTTGCAGCTTCATTTTGTCCAATAGAAAATAAGAAATTTGCAATATCTTTATTTATATAAGTACGTTCTTGATAAGGTAAATAATAAGTATCATTTTTTATATAATTCTCCATAGTATCAATTAACGCATCAAATTGATCTACTAAATCATTTAATTGTTCTACTGAATTATCTTTAGAGATTCTTAGTTTTTTCTTTATTTCTTTATATCGTGCTATAATTTTAGGTGCTAAAATACGTGATTCTTCATAATCTATACTTGTACCTGGAAATGTTTGTAATTTATGATTAATTGCATGTTGTAATTCATGATAAAAAATATCAGGATTATTGCGAGATAAAAAAATAATATCTTCATCAGTGCTATAATAAGACTCATCTGCATTTAGGTTAATTTTTGTTTGTTCAATATTAGGCACTTTATTTTTTAATGCATTAATATTCATAACATTTGATAAATTTACAGGAAGTTTTACACTTGAAAATAATTTATCAAAATCAATATTAAGATCTTCTTTATTTAATTCATAGCGCCACAAACCATCTTTACCATACCAAAAGCCAGTTTTATCAAAAAATTCTTTATTTCTAAACAATTGATTTGCGTCTTTAATTTTTTTCCATTGAGGTAATTTAAGAATATTTTTAATTTCTTGAGGTAAATTTTCTTCTTTAATTGGAATTGTTTGAAAGTTCGGATCAGTACCATCAAAATTATCATTGAAGATTGATTTTATTTGTGTTGGTTCAAAAGCTCCGTAAGTTATAACACTACCATTAGTACCTTCTCTTGAAGCAAGTCCATCATATCCAACAGCCTTTAAGGCATCTATAAAAACAGCATCATATTGTAACCATTCCCATGCAGGAATAAAATCTTGTGATTCATCACTTTTAATTATTTCAATAGCATATTTAGCTGTTTCTTTATCTGTTTGTTTATTTTCAAAGGCATTGAGGATCAGTTGTCTTACTCGTTCTTCAATATCTTTTCTTTTTACTAATGTTGAAGAATCTCTAAAACCTAAATCAGCAGGATTATTAATATTTAAATAAACTGGATATATTTTTCCCCCCTCTTGATCTGTTTTAGCGTAAAGATTAGCATACTCAGGTGTTGTAGAAAACCATGATGCTCCTGTAAACATAGTATCAAAAGATTTAAAATTCTTATTTGTTCCATGATAAACAACTATAGGTTCACCATTTTCATCAACAACTTTACTTCCAAGAAACCACTTCTTAAATGTATTTTGATTCTTCATTTTTTCAGCAGCGATTTTTTCAGCTACTGGACGCTCATAAATCTTACCGCTTTCTACTTCGCGCGCTAAGCCTGCGATTGATTGATTACCAAATGAAAGTAATTGTTGAAAGAAATCCATAACTCGTTGAATGATTTTACCGAATGGAGTATTTCGATATGCTTCTCGATTGACCATGATTTGAGCAAACATATTTGCACGATTCTCAATCATTCGCTGAACTGGATCTTCATGAGTGCTAAGAGCAAATTCTAACTTACCTGCTTTGCGAAGTTTATTAAATTCACGATTTAATGCTGAATCATCTGCTGAAGTAATTATTCCAAGATTATCAAGAACATGCTTATTTTCATGCCATAGAGTTTTATTATCAGCAAAGTTTGCATCAAGAAGAATTTCATTTTTTATAGTAATGCCAAGAATTTTTCCATTTTTTGACATCTGACCAGTTTCAATAGCTAACTTAACAAAACCTTGCCCAGCATTCTGAATGCTATTGATTGTCAGTCCTTTGCCATTCTTAAATCTAACTGAAATAGTCCCATCAGCTGCTTGACTGATTTCTTGATTTGGAAAAGCTTTTTTAATATCTTCAAGGCTGACTTTACCTAAACTTTCCTGATTTTCAGTTGTTTGAAAGTTTACATTTGAAGATTCTGCATTTATTTCAGGTTGAGTTATTTGATCTTCAAATTGTTGTTCTTCCTGATTTTTTAATTGTTGCTGCAGTAAATTTTCTTGCTGTGTGTAAAGATCATTAATCTCTTGATGTAAAATATTTAATTCATTTAAATCAGTTGTATTATTTAATTGATTACCTAATGAAGTAAGTTGCTGTTCATTTATAGCTAATTGTTTTGTTAATGAAATAACTTCTTGAACTTGCTTTGATTGTTCATCTGATTGTTCATTTATGAACGAACTTGTATCATTATTCCCAATTTGTTGTGATGTAGATTTAATTTCAGCTAAATTTTCAGGAGGTTCAGGATCATATGTAGATGAAAGTTTATTTATTTCATTTCCAATAAAACGATTATTTACATCAGATGTCTTATTAGTAACCCATCCAGTTGGCTGCTGAGTTACTGGCTGCTGAACTGGAGTATTTCTTTGCTGATTATAATCAAGTGATGCTTGTTTTTGTTGTACTTCAGATAATAATCCTTGACCATCTTGAGATACATTGTCAGGATTATTCATCCAACCCTTAGCATTACCTGCCTGATACTCATCGACTAATCGAGTCATCTCAGCAGTTATTTTTTCTTGTTCAATTCGAGCTGCTTCACGAGTAGCTTTATCAGGAGAATTAAGTTTTGGTGCATTTTGTTGCTGATTATAAAGAAGAGATTTTTGATCAATAGTTGCTTGTTGATCTGAAGTTGCTTGTTGATCTTGAGATGAAGTATTGACAAGTTTATCTCTTTGATCTCTAAGTGCAAATACATTATTAGCAAGGAGCTTCTTTTTTGTTGGATCTTGCTCGGCATAATATTGTTTAGTAGCTAATGCTTCTTGATCATCAATAAGTTTAACTTGTTCATCAAGATTAGTTTGTTCAGTTTGTTCATCAAGTTTTTTAGTATTTGCTGCTCTTTGTGAATTAAGTCTATCAGTAGCATCTCGGACAGCTTTTTCTTCAGGAGATAATTTATTATATTCTTCTTGTTTTGCCTTAGCTTGTTCAGCAATACGTGTGCTAATTTTATTTAATAAGTTTTTATTAAAACTATTTTCTTCAGTAAGCTGAGCAATTAACGCATCAGGTTCAATATCTAATTCTTTTACTTTAGCATCAAACTTTTGAGGATCATTTAAGAGGGCTTCATTTGATGCTATCATTGAAGTTAATGCTTGAGTATTTTCATTAACTCTTTCTTGACCTTGACTAAAAATATTTGATGCCTGGTTAGTTAGTTTTTGATCTAATGTAAGTGGCTGAGGTTGAAGCGCATTTATACCCTGACTTGTGGTTTCCATACCACCGCCTTGTAATGCACCTACTACCATACCTGTAGCCATTGCTTCTTTAACACCCTCATCCCAAGGTCTATCCAGCGCAAGATTTGTAAATATCTGCTCTTGACCTGATTGAGGCATTTCCTCTAAAACACCTTCCTTAAACATTGTCTTTGCAATGTCTTTACCAGCAGATAACAAACTTGTTCGCTCACCACTGACAAGTCCAGCTTTAGCAAATGATGCTTCAGCATCCTTAAATCCTGGGACTTTAGATGATAATACACCTATAGCTGCTGTACCAATACCTGCAGCAGCAGCAGGAAGAATCGTCTCACTCCAGTCCTTACCTTCTTGACGACCTTGCTCCTGAATAATGCCAGTTGTCATTGCACCTTCAGAAGCAGCCCCAGCACCAATAATTTTGGCCATTACATCTGGACGCTTGAAAAATTCGGTAGCAAACTTTTTAGCTGCTTCTGTGCCTACTTTAATTTCTGCATTAGCTAAAGCAGTTCCAAGTAGTTTTTGACCAACACTGCGAGCAATTCCAGCACCACCTAATGACATAGGAGATGATTCAACAACAGCACCAAATGCAGCAGAAGGATTCTGAACAAGTGCTTTTGCTGTATCAATAAATCCACTTGCATCAGCAACATTTTTATTTGCTAATTGTCTTGCTTCACTATAACCTGATTCAAGTATTTCTTTAGTTGCCTTTGGATCATATCCGATAGATGATAAACCTTTACCGACAAGATTACCTGTAGGGATATCTGCAAGTCCAACAGCTGCTTCACCTAAACCAACAGCTCCTTTTGTCACATCTATAGCTGTATCTTTCAGAAATCCACCAAGACCTCGAGATGGTACATCAGTAACAGTTTGAGTATTTACGCCAAATAGATCATCAAATGATCCACCAGTCTTAGCAGTATCATTTTCAGTTGTAGTATCAATACCGAAAATATCATCAAATTGTCCTGCCATTTATTTTCCTCCCGCAAATCTTTTACGCATTTCATCTTGCTGTTCTGCTGTCATTGTGGCAAATTTCTTTTGATATGCTGGATGACTTGCTAATGCTTGTTCAAAAGTCATTTTATTATCTTGTGAATAATTAATTTGTTTACCAGTAGTAGCATTTACTAATATATCTTGCTCACCTAATGCAGGAATATCTGGATTAATAGGAACTCTAAGTGTTTTTATATCTGGTTCTTGTGCTTTCAAGCCAAGATGATATGCTTGACTTTGTTCAGGAGTAGCATTCATTAAAGCTCGCTGAGTATTTATATCTTTACTATTTGCAAGATTCATTTCCTGTGTCTTGGTAGTTGCATCAGTCTGTGCTCGCAAAGCATCATTTGCACCAGTAACACCATAATGCTCTCTACTGATTGCATTTTGTTCTGCTGCATTAGCATTTTGTCCTCGATAATTTTCTGCCTGCGTAACATTTTGATGCCAGTTATCATAAGCAGATTGTTTTGCTGTATATGCTTTTATTGCTGCTTCTTGTCGATTAACGGTCATCCCAGATAAATTAGGCAATGTTGGCATAGCTGGCCCAGGTCCACGACCATCATTCATTGCTTGTAATTTTGTTGCTTGAGCAGCATTTATTTTTTCTTGCTCCTGTCTGGCATTAACTAATCCTCGATGTGTGCCAGTAAAATCAGTAATTTCTTGATTTGATGTTCCTGGAGCAAATGTAATATCAAGTCCACCATTACTATACCTTACTGATTGTTCAGGTTGTCTACTTGCAAGTACTGATTTACCTACTTGTCCTAAATTATTAAGATTATTTTGACGGGCCGCATCAATTCCAGCTTGACGAGACATAAGATTTCCATTCTGATCTCTGGCTTGTAACATTCCACGATCATTAGTAAATGTTGGAATTTGATTTAATTTCGGGTATGCTTTCAAACCATCTTGATTACCACCATATTGTAATCCTCGACTTTGTGCATCTCTTACCTGAGCTTGTGATACTCCACGAATACCTGCTTGCATATCTTGAAAACGTTTATCAACATTTGGATTAGTTGCTAATAATGGTCCCATCCCAGGAAGAACTCTATCTTGATTTAAGTTTTTTTCAGGTAATCTACTAAGATTTCCAATTGGAGATACTGGAGAATTTGGTAATTCATTAAGACGCCGAGGAAAGTTTCCTGATGCAATATCTGTTTTTAACTTATCTGCGCCTAAAGCAAGATTTACATTTCCCCGATTTAAAGCCTCATTTTGTGTTTTAGCATCAGCTGATAATCTGTTTGCTATTCCTTGAGTTATATCACCACCAGTCATTGATGCCATTGTCCTCGATGCAGCAACAAATGGTTTAGGTAAATCTATAACAGCTCGGCCTAATCCTTCTGCACCTTTGGCAACGAGAGAATCTCTGCTAACTCCACCCTGATTTTTTAAGAGGTTTTCATCTTCATATGGATTATAAACCATTTTTAATTTCTCCGTCTATGATGTGTTGAATAAACAGCAAGTATTGAATCAATGGCAAAAAATGATCCATTAACATTTTCAAATTTAATATCAGCATAAACCCATTTATGACCAACACTTCGATCAATGGAGAACATTTTAACTTGCTTAGTTTCAGAAGTATTTGGTGTTATAGTATATGGGCCATTGATGTCACTTCCGTTACCTGTTATAGTAAGTTTCAAATCACCTTCAATAATTCCACCAAGATAAATTCGGCGTAATCTTTTCGGATGATCATCATTGAAATCAACAGTATATGGAATAAAATACGCGTCAATTTTTGTGCCATTATCATCAGTTCCACAACAGGCTTTGAACAATCCACCCTGACCAGCACCTAACATAACCCCATTAAACCGGCACATAGAGGTGTAGTTGAAATTGATATATTGCGTTGACGCGCTATTCTTTAAATTAGTTCGTATTGTTTGCATTATGTATTACAATCTAATAAAGTTTTTAAGGATTTTGTCATATGAACTCATCGTAATTACGTATTTAAGCGATATTAAATAATGATTTAACACACAAATCCAATGTATCCAAACTTTTCTGGTAAACAATTAAGTGTATTTTGTATCGTATCTGCACATTCTATTGAATTTACCAACACAGCCATATGAATATCTAAGTTAGGTGGAGATTGATAAATTATTCCTGCTAAAAGTACCTGTGACGGACTAACAGAAACAAATCCTTTAGTAGCTTTAACTTGATCTTTTTCAATAGGGTACAAAGTACAACACTCCTCTTGTGTTTCCCATATAGTTAAATATTCATCACGGTAATAGTGCATCGCGTCTATAAAGTCATAAGGTTCACAAGATGGCCATATTGCCGCTACGCTCTGCTCTGCTCTGCCTTGTGGGCTTCCCTCAGAAACAAGTTTCTCATAAGTTTGATTATTGTGTTTTACTATAACATTACTACCAAAAGCATGTGATAAATCTGGTCCTGACGCACCTGGTTTTGATGACATATTTATAGTACTGGTAACATATATACAATCACCCCACCAAGTTTCTGATTCACCGTGCCCACTTATCCATTGTGCAGGCTCGCATGTGCCTGAAGATGTTTCAATTATGTGTTTTCCAGAAAACTCTGGGGCATCAAAATTTATAGTTATATCTACAGTCGTGGCTTGATAAGTAAAACCTCGTACTGGACAGGTGTTATCTAAAGCAAAATAATGATCTGTATTATAATAAAATGTTCCTCGTCGCGTCGAAGGATTTGAAAATGGATACCATGTAGCTATGCAATCAGACCCAGGGCATGGAATACCACCAGCGCCCCCACCACAAGGACCAGAAACCCAGTTTGTACCATTAAAAACTTGACAGGGCCAAGTACCATGGCAAACTGGATACGCAGTGCTTTTACCCGATCTAGTAAAAGACATCCCCGTTTCACCTGATAAGTCAACCACTGTGGCTTTAATTGGCTCAAACCCTGTAGAAGATACAACCGTCCCTCTGCACATGTAAGTTTCTGTGGGTTCTGTGATTGTTATCAAGTCAGCAATAGTAAAATCAGAAGTAACATACTGGCCATCTTCTTTTTTACCTACCTGAATTTTGTAATAAATATTTGCAGTAACATCAGAAGGCACCTCCGTATAAATCCCATATAAAAATCCATTTTGATCTACATGTGATCCGGACACATATGTATTATCTATATCTATAGTGCCTACTCGATTAACTATAAGCTCCCATGAATGTTTCCCGTCTATAAATGTTCTTTTATATAAAGAGGCACTAATAAATACTAATCCAGTAGCTTCATCACAACTTAAATTACATGTGTATAATTCAGTTTTATCCTCATTGAAATTTATACATGTACTGGTATCAATAATGACAGTTTTATGAATTTCACGAAAAATATCTTTTTCATCTTTGATTATAAATATTGTAGTGTTATTCTCTTCAGCAGCCATTATATCACTACTTGTATTTAATTTAGTACAATCTGGTATCCCTGCTATTATATTTATTGAAATATAAATATGTGTGAGTTCTTTAGTTAATAAAATATCCACACACACACTTTTAGTATCATTAATTAACGGATCAAAATAGTCTATTGTAATGTCATTAAATTTTATTTGAGAAATAAAAGATTCATAGTTAAGATTAGTATTTTCAGAAGATGTAAAATTTTGTAACCCATCAATTAAACTATATTCACAAAATACAATCTGATGTCCTTTAAACTGATCATGGTAGACCATATAAATAGGATAAAATGGTTTTTTACATACGTCAAGAAGTTCAGCATTACCAAGTAACAAACCATACTTTTGTTTTGTTGGCCGAATAATTAGTGAAGGCGCTACAAACACATTAACAACATGCAAACCAAACTTTGAGACACACTCAATAAGCACTCCCTCAAATGGTGATACTCTACGAACGCCCTGTTTCAGCCCCTGAAAAGACATCTGTTTTTTCAGAATCTCAAGCTGAGATAATGCAAACCGTTTAAACTGTTTAGCTGCATGGGTATTACCATGAAACTTCAGTCGTGGGGGAACTGGTAACATTATTACTCTTCGTAGTTATGAGATTCTCTAAGATCATTAGAAAGACTGGCCGATACCCCAAGACTTGACCCTATGCTCTCTGAGTGTCCTATACTAATTCCACGAGATTCTGAATGACTCCAAGATTCACTTTCACCAGCATTATAACTGTTAGAAATTCCTGCAGAGGCATTAACTGCACCGTACATCGAGGCCAAAGCTTGGGCAGAAACATTAGTTAGTGATTCAGCAACCTTCTCTCGCAACCCATATTCAGCCCCATATGCTTTTACTTGAGCGTCGATCTCACCAAGTTGGGCTTGCATATCAGAATCAGCATTTTTTACCCTTAGTTCCCACTCCGCTACCAAACCTTTTTGCTGTTCAGTAACCGCACGAGACTCTGACTCATACCCGTCTACTTGGGCTGAATAAACATCAGTAATTGCTTTATTTTTTGATGCTTTACCATTTATTTCAGCGGTATACGCTTCTACTTCACCTGTAAAAGCAAGAATTACTCCCTTATTATATTCAACGGTTGCTTTGAGATTTTCAATTTGTACTTCAATATAAATCTTATCAGCTTCAGCTTTAGCGATGTAGCCCTTGATATTTTCTGCATAAATTGCAATAGCATTAACAGCTAAAGCCTTTGCATAATCAAGTGAGCGATCATTGGTCTTATTATAAAAGTCACGCAGCACTGACTCTAAATCTTTCGCCAAACTAAGTATAAACTGACTGTTCTTTTGAGCAAGTTCAGCTTGCTCAATCATTATCTTGCCATTCAAATCGAGCAAGTTTCTGGCTTGTTCACTGGCTTGTTCTTGCAAGCGTCCTGCCATTGCCCCAGGTGGAAGATCAAAGCCACGAACAGCAAAGTAATCTTCAATCTCAGTTTGAGTCTTATTGAACTCGATAGTCTGTCTGGCTCTGGCGCGATCAAATATTTCTTGCTCAACAGTAGCATCAAGTCCAGTGGCTCCAGTTTGTAAATCATTGATTATTCGAGTCAACAATGGTGTAAACAGTGTTGTATCGTAACTGGAAGCTACCCAAGAAAGAGAGTCTGCTATTGTATCTGGAGGGTCAGCGGGATCAATATCTGATAAATCAACTGTCGGGATTGATGCAAGAGTGCCAAGAACAACAGAGAAGTCAGGAAAAACCAAATCAAGACTTGCTGCCATTACTGGTGGGGAGGGGATATTACCAGCTAAATTAGGAATAGTTTGTGAATCATATGTAACATTTGGAATTACTAAAGGGGCAATGATACCATTAAGATTGGCCATATATTGCTGAAGAGTAACAAGCATCGCGTCAGCGTCTTCTGACACAGCATCGAATCGCTCGTTAACAAGGGCATACGCCCCGGTTGAATTTATACCAGGGGCTTCCCATTCGCCTTCAAAATCCTGTGGGTATCCTGGAGTAGGTAATGATAAATTTACAGATATGCCATTAACAAATGACCCCATTATAAAGTCTCCTTAAATGTTACAAACTGTTCCAGGTCTGTGATGTTTGATTACTGAATAGTCAAGTATGCTGCCTGATTCCGATCGCAATAGTTTATTCGGTAAAGTCATACTACAATAAGTTACAGTACCTGCATTTATTACTGATTCCATTACTCTTGCAGAAAGTGTTATTGTGCCATATGTAAAATCTTCCGCAAGGCATTCACATGAAACCTTTTTCATTGGCAGTGTCATTTTAACAATAGCCACTTTCCAATTTTCTACTTCTGCTGCAAGACGAATCTTCGGTAATGTTATGTCACTATAAACAACTGTTGGATTCCAGCTTTCAGATGAAATTATTCGTTTTGGTAAATCTATACTGGTATCACTGCCCATTTCACATAGCACACGAAGGACCCGCTTTTTAATACTGCCCCATGTGACTATTGGATTAGTGCACTCAGAAGCAACCTCTTTATAGGGTAAAACTATCTCTGTGATTGTGACTATTGGATTAGTGCACTCAGAAGCAACCTCTTTATAGGGTAAAACTATCTCTGTGATTGTGACTATTGGATTAGTGCACTCAGAAGCAACCTCTTTATAGGGTAAAACTATTACCACATCTGAGGTTTCAATTATTGGATTAGTGCACTCAGAAGCAACCTCTTTATAGGGTAAAACTATCTCTGTGATTATAGTTATTGGAGCGTTGTATATTAAGTTTGCTATTGGACGCCTATCTGAAGGTATAAAAAATAAGTCCATAAGTTTTTATACCTCCAATATTAAAATGTCACCTACAGTCGATAAAGGAAAATACCTATAACCCGTAGTTTCATCAACAGAAAAAAACCTCACAGTACCAAATGGCACAGAGCATAATATATGTGGAAGCGGACCCATAAAAGTATTCAAGGTACAAACGTCAATTTTTTGAGACACGTATTTATTTAATAAATAGTCCCTATTTGTCGGCCCTGGTAATGATGTTGTATACATTGTATAATTTGTATTTAAAGAACCTTCATGTGCTATTTGTAAATATGCCCCACAAAATACGGTGTGCTCTAATACAAATTTACTCCCTGCTGCATAAGAATTAACAAATGTCTGAAAAGTAACATCCAGACCAGAAATATCAGTAATTTGAACTGATTCAATATGAGCTTGATCTCTAACAAAAAGATATGTACCTGGGTACCACCCTGCTGGAATAGCAGTAAAAGTCACTGTGACTGATGATCCAGCGGTAATAGCATTTGAAGCTACTGTTATGGCTTGACCTATAGTTGAATCTGGCATCCATCCACCCCAGCCCATAACATAGTCAATATTGCGGCTAACTACATAAAATGCATCCAGATCAGCATAGACATAAACTATATTACTATCTGTAAAACCAAATTGATTATTATCGGATCCAAACACACCGACCGCGGTGTTAGTACTACTGTTCCAATATAGCATCCCAATAATAACAATATAACCAGATAAGAATTTGATTTGAAAATACATATCGCGCTGACCATCTTCACCAGCTGAATATATCACAAAATAATCATCGACTGAAATAGTGCTTTCATTTATCGCGTAATAAGAATCATAAAGAGTCCATCCAACCCCTGTACTGGAATAATTATATGTTCCATTACGCTTGCATATGAAATCCCTGAAACGCATAAATATTTCAGCAGGATTACTGCAAGACTGCGCTACTAAGTTTGCATATGCCATTTGATCACGCTTTCGGTTGAGTAACAGTAAAAGTGCTCACACTGGAAGTATTCCCTTCCACAATTGATGTATTTGACATCCGCATTTCATAGGAGGACGAAGTACCGATTGCGCCATCAAGTCTAATGGCCGTGGTACTGGCTCCTTGAATACGATCATTAGCATACCATCTGAACCACCCAGCAGCCGTGCCAGTACCAGCAGCAGCAAGACCTACTGATTGCCACACCTCAGCTGCATCTTTAGATAAGACCCCATCAGTACTGGTACCCATGTTAAGCCCATTCGTGGCTACTCCTGGTGTAAATGCACCCGCATTCAAAGTAATAACATCCAATAAAGTTCCCGTTTCAAGAGCATCCGCATCAGTTGGCTGTGTGCCAGAATACCGATAAATAACACCATTTGCCATTAAGCCCTTAAAATCATCAGTAACATTTAAGGCATTTACCAAACCTGTACTTAATCGTAGCGCCATTTTATTCTCCTAATAAACTGAGTTAATTACATTATAATCAGAAACAACAGTTGCTCCTGATGAACCAGTTGGGTATAACAACTTATTTGCTGTTGGGACAATCAGCGCTCCGTCTGCTGTACCTATAGACAAACCATCATCACTTGACCAGATAGCAGATAAACCCTGAATCTGTAAAGCTGTAGCACTCAAATCAACAAGTTCAATATTCGCGCTATATTCATGCGCTGGGACTTCTGTTTTCTTTTCAAAACTCATATCAGAAAACTTATCTGCTCCACGAATAAAACCTGTAGATTCTTCAGTAGATACCCAAACACCAGCCTGAACAGGTTTTATCATCCTGACATTTGAACCAAACTGAAAGAAACACCGCGCCATATCAAACTTGCCATATGCATATGGCTCAGAAACCCATATTACATTAGCAACTGCAATCCACATGCGACCTTGAAAGACACAAATATGATTACCAAGTGGAGCAGCATAAAAAGATCTTGTTGTATCCGCACCCACATGAACATTAGTAGGCCATGGACTTGATAAACCATTTTCAATTATACCATTTTGAAAAGCACTTGAATAATAAGTCTTTGTTCCTGCTTGCCAGTAAGAAACTTTAGCACCTTTCATCAGCCCTGAACGAACACCAGTCAATGAAAAATCTGTACCAACTTTATAAAGTGCAGCATCAGCTGTTCTATCTTGTATAACAAAACAGTCACCATTATCGCAAAATAATGAGTGAGAAGATATATCAGATAATTGAACTTGTCCAGCACGTCTATAAATCATACCAGTTTCATCAATATCAACATTAACTGCTTCAGCTAAAAAGCCTACACCAGTTTCAGGATTATATTGATGCCGCAAAGGATCAACAATATTATTTAATCCTGAAGCGCCTTTTAAAATAATTGATTCAGTCATATCTTATCTCAACATTAACCCACGAGATTCATAAGGAACTGTTAGTTCAAGTGTTTTTAATGATTCAAAAAATAAACCCTTAAATTTTGTTGTATTTGGAGTCTCATTTTCAATTCCATCTTCAAGAAACTCATAAGATTTCCATGCAGCAAAATTAGTCAATAATGACATTTGCAAATGTTCAGGAATACCATCTGGTACATCTCCATCATTAACCATCATAACAGGTTTACGGTAAAAATGCAAGGTTAAAATTTCAGCCGCCATGGGAATCCCCTGATAATAGATTTTCCCTCCATGCTCTACAACCTCAGAAATATTACCTACCCTGGAAAGAGCTGGATACGTTGTAACAAAATCAATAAAAGAATGTGATATATCAATTTCGGCTCCTCGTGCTGATACAGCAAGACAAAGATTCCGTTGAAATGTCAATGGCATATCTACATAGGCTACCCCAATAACTGTTGTGACAGTATCTATAGATAGAAGCTCCGGTAAAGGTGGTGTAATTATATCCCCTAAAGCTGATTGCATACCACCAGCAATTTCAGCTACTCCCTGATTGATAAAGTCTCCAAAACTATCTTCAAGACTTGAATCATCCACAAGAGTACTTGTTCTTAATATTAATTCTTCAAAAGTAGCCATTAACACTCCTTATAAATCATCTTGAGTTATTGGAACAGTTATAAAAGATTCTTCAGGTTCAGGACGATATACAGGTACACTTTGTTTCTCACCTAAAGGTTTAGGATCAGAATAATGTGGATGTTTTTCTTCCCAACAAGTATCAGCACAAACAAATAAATTATTCCAAGTCATTCTACATTCAGAAGCATAGCGTTGAAATCCACATTGATCACAAATTACTAAGTAATCACCAGGTTTATATGCCATTTCATTTTCCTCTACATAATTGATAACTGTAGCGTAAATCAGTTTGATCGTTCATAAATGAACAACAAGTTATCTCATCAACAACATAATATAACCCAGCTACTTTGTAATGTCCTGTTTAATCGTGAACTTTTTCTTTTCATTCCAACTTTTCACAGTTCCACCAACTGTCCACTGGATGTCATAGTAAAACTTTCCTACAGTTGCCGTATCAGCGGACGTAGGAGTAAAGGATACCTTACCTTTATTGGCCACCTGATCAAGATCAACCACACCAGTCACCTGAAAAACCTGATGCGTTATGTCTATCGGGTCTTTCTCACTGTTCACTGTGAGCTTAAATACATACCCTGTCAAATCAATCGCCAGATTGGTTGATTTGCTTTTAACAGTTAATATCAACGGATAACTGTCAGCCCTCGTCATTTCAATATCGCCTAAAATCTCACTCATGGCACACCTCAATGTAATAATCAGTATCATCAACGGTCATTTCAAGGCCAGTGTCGTCAAGTTCTAATTCAAACCCACCATCTTCAATTACGAGATTAGGCATATCATCCTCCATGGTGAGAAGGTATTCATCGACAAGAATGGTTGCAATTCCACCTTCCTGTGCGTTCAGATGTTCCCAAGCATCGTAGCTTCCGGCAGGTGCAAGACTGCTATTACTTGTTAAGGTTTCCCAGGCATCCATTATCGAGTATATCCCCAAACCGCCGCTGCAATCTCAGCCGCCGTAGGGCCAGCCGTCCCGCTTGTCGAGATCGTGTTGACGATATTCGACTGCATCACAACCATATCAGTCTCTTGCCCAACAACATTCTCCATCACTGGCAAGGCCCCGTTCATCCCATAAAAAGCCCCGCCTGTTATCTGGATAGATACACCATCAACAGGCGGTGGAACACCCACCCAGCCTAAATCATTCCGCAGGAAGAGGTAAGGCCCGATAAATCCGCCGGCAGGCGACGGCACATAAATAATGCTCAGAGCAAAAAGGTACTGTGGATTGACCGCCTGCCAGTCCACCCACCTGCTCCAGAGCTCCAGGCACGAGAAAGACAGCACCCCGCTCACCACATAGGCAGGGTCAAGGTGTATCTTCTTCGTCGGCCCATCAAAAATGAACTTCCCCATGCGCTACACCAGTTAGGCTACATACGATGGGTCAACTTCCGCAACCGCAGAGATGGCAATACCCTTGCTCTGCGTGATTGTACCTGTTGATATTCCAGGCTTTGCCTGTCCAGGATTGCCCCACACAAGAACAACATCCCGGTCAGTGCTCCCAGCATACCCGCCCTGCACGTTGTTAGAGTAATCAAAGGTAAAGGCGATTGATGCGCCAGAGATTGTCCCGGAAATATCCACACTGTCCTTGTCCTTGACAATCACCGCCGATGCCTCGCCGTAATCATCACCGCCAGGTGTAGTTGCATAAAACATGGTATATGAACCAGTCGCACCAGAGGTGAGTGGAGTGTTAAAGTTCATCGTTCCGGCAGACGCATATGGAAACTCTCGTTCTACGCCGTTATCATCAATGAAAATAATATCATTCAAGTCCTCTGCAAGGGGCGTGAAGAACGCCTTGGTGTAAAGGGTAGGCCCGACGAACCAGCAAATCAGATCGGCGGTCTTGCCAGTTACAGTGCCGCCAGTGCCTCCAGTGTTAATATCCGTTGCCTGCCGCAGGAGATATTGCATTTTGGTATAAATCTGGTAACGGGTCAGGTCTGTATGGGTAATATGTTTTTTAAACGGATAAGAGCCAGAGCCAATCGTTATATTAGTATTCGCTGTATCATACTTGATTGTGCAGGTGTCATAAGGATCAAGCAAAACGTCGGTATCGTCAGCGGTCAGGTTCAGGTCGCCAGACGTGTTGATTCCAAATGGCAACTTAAAAGGCCCAGTCACCGTCTCGGAAATGTCTGTCAGAGAAACATCATCAAAGGTGTAGCCATACGTCCGGTTGTAACTCTTGAAGAAAGTCCGACTGTCAAAATTGCCGTTCGTCGCATCGCCGAAAACTTGAATTGCCTCATTGGGCAGATCAGTGAAAGTGTAATTTACTGGCGCACCTGTTGAAGTCCGTTGGAAATAGCACTGCGAGCCAGAAGACACACCGCCCTGAAGAACCGCCCCAAAATATTCACGGTTCAGCACCCCAGCACTGCTATACTCCCTCCAGCCGCCATTCCTGAGTATCTGACGGGATGCGTCTGTACCAGGCTTCCAGCCGTTGTAATTTCCGCCAGGGTCACGACCAAGCACATATTGTCCCGACCGATTGTCAACCTTATTCATCGGGAATGGGAATGGCTTGTAGGTGGCAGTAGCCCAAAGATCGACAAACTTTGACCAAAGGGCGTTCATGTCCACGCCATCTTTTGCCACCAATCCCCCTGCTTCAACAAAGTCAAAGGTCTTGGCGGTTGTGTTAATTGTAATGTTGGTGCTCACAATTAAGTCGTCAGGATCAGTAATCATAGCCATAGTAGTTTACTCCAAATAAGAGGGGTCAGGAACTTGCACGACCGGAATGCTTGCGTCCGTCGCACTCAACATAAAATTATAAATTGTGGTCAGCGGGAAATATCCAGGTTTGTAGATTGCAATGTCAACAGCCTCGGCAGCCTCGTAAGTAAAAGACCAGGAAGTTGCAGGATTGTCTTCGACCGTTGCTAAAATCGTTTCTGTCCCATGCGACAAGACCACCGCATCCGAGCCAGCCACAAGCCCCGTCAAGGTAGTAGTGATAACATCCAGCGGGTAAAGATCAGCACTCTGCGCCGCCGCCGTGGTGGTGGTATCCATCCGCAGGTAAGTTACCGCCGTGGTATTGGCCGTAGTCGTGGTAATCCTGATTTTGAGTTTGAACCCGACAGCAGGATTAACCGTCAAGGCCGAGAGATTCGTTCCATTTAGTGCCAGCCACGAGACGCTATACCCCGTACCCGTATCAGCCTGGAACTCAAGGGAGTAATTGCCAATCGTCCCACCGCTCATAACAGCAACAGTATTGTAAAAGCCCGTATGCCCCTTGGCAAAATAGGGCATTTCCCAGATACATTGGTTGCCGACCACGGCCATTAGTAATCCGCCAGAAGAGTTGAATTTAGCCGTGCCTGATACCATTGTGAATTGGCTGGTCGTCTCGGTAGTCGGTTCATTGAAGCAGAGCAGCAACCGCCCATAATTGGTTGCCATAAAGAAGTCAACAAAATGCGTCCCATATACAGATGCTTGACCGAAAACACTGTCTATTTCTTGACACCCCTTAATATTGGCATTCAGGGCGGTATGAGCAATCGTAAGAATTACTTTTGTCGAATAGACGTACATCCCTGCCATAACCTGCTCATAGAGCATATCCTTGTCAGAGTTGATAAATGTATAAGGGGCTGTACGGCACCTATCAAGAAAACATCTCTGCACCTTTATATTTTGGTTGTTCCCGCTTGTATTGAATACCAGACTGCATCCATAGACGTTTGGTGCCCAGGTTCCACCGGACAGTGGGGCGTTGTAAGTCCCTATATTCCTGAACTTCACGTCTGTTGCAGCAACGGCAGCAACAACATAGGCCGCAGGATGGCAGTCCGGTATCGTGCCGCCAAAGCCAAATGTGACCTCATCAACGACACAATCATAACAACCTAAATTAATTGAAATAGCCCCGTATGCGGTCGTTATATTCGTTCGTCCATTGTACCGGTCACAATGGTCTAAATCGGTAACAAGTACCTTTGACGCAGTAGCATTCACGTAGCTGTTAATGCTGCGGAAATTACTGAGGGTTATATTGTCACTGTAAGTAATAGAACAAATGTAACCAGTAGATCGTACATACTGAATAATTCCACCCTGAACGCCATCAAAGGTTATGTCTTTACAGTAACCAATGTAAATAGCATGGTCTGACAAACCAGGTACATTCCCGCGTTCAAATCTGCTTCTTTTTATCAGTCCGCCAGCAAAATTTGAGTTCAAACTAAGTGCGTAAGTATCAAGCGCCCCGTACATCCCTGTCGCCAATCCCTCTATATCAATGGCCGTTGCTGTCTCATTAACAACAACAGTGTCAAAAATAAAACAGTTTTTCAACCTCAGCGAATACGCCTGACCAAAGTTGAAATACCCACTTGTACAATACAAGTACTCAAGGTCAATCGCGCCCGCCAACGTTGTTACCCATTCGGGGCGACTCGCCAATGTTGCGGATGGGACCGTGTTTGTCGCTCTTGCTGCCGTAGCAACCTCTGTCACGATGATATTTGGAATCCATACCTTACATCCAGTAGGAGCAATATGACCAATAGTCCTCTTCATTGTCACATTGCTTGACGCTATTGCCGCTGAATGAGCCATATTGACCCGATAGTTATTGGCATCGACAACCGTCTTGATCGTGTACTGTCCGTCAACCCCTGCACCACTGGTAAAGTCGAGATAGACTTTATTACCAACCGCCAAACTGTGGGCGGTGAAAGTGATTGTCAAAGAATGAAGCACCGAGACATTGCCACTGGTAATCGCCACTATGGAAGGGTACTTAATGGCGTAGGTGGTAGAGGCGATATAAACTTCATACATCCCGTCAACGCCTGTGCCTGAAGTGAAGTTACAATCGACCATCTCCCCGATATTCTGGAGATGCGAGGCAAAGGTGATGGTTATTCCGGGCCTTGAGGTTACATTGCCAGCCGGGCCGGAACCAGTCAGATCGACCATGAAATGATATGGACTGATAACGGTAACAGCATAAATCCCGTCATAGGCTGTGGCCCCACCAGAGGTAAAGTCAAGGCCGGTCTGTTGTCCCGTCTCAAGAAAATGCCCTGCGGCGATGTAGCACGTTACCTTGTTATCTGCCCATGTGTAGGTACATGACTGAGATATACCGGCATAGGTTGACGCCTGAGCGGCAAGAGAGGCATATGTAGAAGCCTGTTGATACGCCTCACCCATCTGCATAATGCCACCGGCAACAGCCTTGAGAAATTGCTGCCGCTTGTCCGTATCCCCGAACGCCTCGCCAATGTGTTGATGCGCCCAACCATTCGTAGCCCCATTCAGAGCAGGCCAGGCGGTATAATCATCATCCGTATCAGCCGAGCCAGACGAATTTTCTACAAACGCCCCAGGCGCAAACTGCTCAGTGGAACCATTCGTCGGAATCTGAAACTGCTGGCCAACTGTCCCGTCTGTAACCCCAAGGTAGAACCGACCGCCTCTGGATGAGTGTTTCCCAAGCCTCGGAATAGTGAAGTTAGCCGCTGCATCAGCAGCAATCTCCATCCAGCTCAGCACATCGGCGCCTGTGGCAGATGCACCAATGCCGGTCAATGCCCCAGACACAAAAGCACCACCTGTAACCTCACGGAACTTGATAAACCCTGACACCGGCATTGCCGAACCAGCCGCAGTAGGCGCGGCAGTCTTCGAGGCCCAAACCCCAAGAAGATAGCCACTCACCCCGCCCTGCGTCACAGATGTGCCAATAGCAGGAACATTGCCAGTCCCCGAATTAAAATCAATCTGCCGGATATTCTGGCCGTCCCAGATAATCTCGCCCTCAGTAATCGTCTGCGAGCCTATACTCCCCGTCATGGATGCGGGAGCATTGGCATGGATACGGGTGTCGGTGCGTGTTGTCAGGCTTGCCGATGCACCGTTGATGGTCATCGCCTCGCCAGCAGTACGGGTAGTACCGCCGTCGAGATAGGTAGGGGTAGTAATCGTGGCCATGTTATCTCAGTATCTCCGCTGCCCTTCCAACTCCGAGAACCCCGCCTGTTTCCATCATTTGCAGCGCCATAACGGTGTCTGTCAGATCAAGGTCAATTTCATTGACACTCTCGAACATCTCCCAGAAATAACCAACCTGCGCGTTTATGGTTGCTGCCTGCTTAATAGTTCCATACTCTTCAGGGGTCAGCCGTTTCAAAAACTGGTATTTAGAGATAATCCGCTCTGTTGGTGGCAAATCCATAAACAAACAAGAACCGTTGCTCCATGTTACCTTGTTCAGGTCAGGCATGGGTTCATCGAAAAACTGAACGAAAATCCCCTCACCTTCAAGCGGAATCGGGTCAGGTGACATGCCTAAAAAGGTGTTGCCATTTATGCGGTCGTATGCGACGTAGTAGCCCATCTTTACCCCTCCCTCACCATTTTCGACACCCCGTGGTCATGGCCGCCCACCCGCACCGTCCATTTACTGTATAGCCAGACCATTTATATTCCCCTCACGCATAACTCTTTTTCTTTCGTCATATCCTTGCATCATGGTTTCATAATTTTTGCAAGCCTGTCTGCCCGTTTCCCTACTTGCTTCGCCCACTTTGATTGCAGCATCTCCATTGTTGCACCGGTATAATCCTTTATTTCAAGACAATGAATCATTTTTTTGAATTTACGAAACCCCTGAAGCCCGAGATTGTAAACCATATTAATAATCACATCTTGCCTGTTCCTGTCTAAATCATTGTACCAGTCAGGGAACGCGTTCTCCAGATCACGATTGATAATATCAACTCGCACACGCAACATCCCCTCGGCCTCTTCTTTCGTGACTCCTGCGTCAAGATTCGCTCCATAGCCAATGGTTAAATGTCCTGCCGTGCATCTGTACGGGGTCGCACTGAAACCTTCATCTTCTTTGAGTTGATCAATTAATGTTTTCAAGTTCTGTCTCCCATATCTAACCCCGATTCAATCTCACACTCCACCGTCACGCAGGATGGCTGGTAACGACAGCGCAGACAGCATCCATACACTCTTATACATTCAGCATTGTCCATTGTATCAAGCCATCTTTTGCCACATGACGGACACCTTACCATCTCATAGTGGATTGTCTCAGTCATTTGTTTAAAACCATCACTTCACCCCTGGGAACACCAGGAAGGACTCAACGCCGGGCAGAGGAACGATAATACATGCCTCCTTTGACATTTCAGACTTGTTGCCTTTGTTATCAACGGCATCCATGGTAAAGCACATGGACTGGCCGATAGTTAAAGGCATCAGATGATAACAGTATCTTTTTGTCCGATCCGTGATCTTCACGATGGGTTCAGTCGTGCCCACTTGATAAATATTGAATCCAGAATGGATTGCATAATCCCCATACTCCCACTGGAAATTTATCCCCTTATAAGGAGACGGGTCTTCGGCTTGTGCAAACGTGGGGGACATAAAGGCAAAGGCCGCAGCCAACATTAATCGCCTCATTAATCGCTTCATTAATCGATTCTTCAGCTGTTTCGCCAGCCGATCCTTCCTGATTCTCCACGCCTTTAGCTTCTCCCAAAAATCGAACGGCACATTTATCTTGACTGATGGTTTCCTCACTTCTCCCGGCCCGTGTGCATCAAGCAACGGTGCAAAGTCGTTATCAACAGCCATTATTAACCTCATTATTAACATCATTATTAACATCATAGCTGCAGCACTGGCTCTCAGTAGCATTTGTCGAGAGCCTGCGCCCACAATTTGGGCAGGTCATTTAGACGCGCCACTCTTGAACACCCCGGCGGTATTCAACCCCGCCACCACAACCCCGACCACGCTGGTGATAACCGGCACCATGGTTTTAGCCGCCTCGTCGACCGCCAGCACCGAATTAAGGATAACGCCGAGCTTGGCCTTGCCGTTGCCGCTGCCAGGAATAGCCTCTTCAATGGCCCGCACAGCGGTAATAATTGCCGGAAACAAGCTCAGCACGGTCATGATTTTTTCTGCCATTTTTAGTCTCCTTCGATCTTGGTTTCTTGTTTAGCCGCAAATCCCTTTTTCTTCGTGGTAGCCGTGGTCAGGTAGGCATTCACCGCCCCCTAAAATACCGATGCCCCTACAGTGTCCACTGCCGCAAAATACATCCAGGCACGGTGACGCCGGAAAGGTTTAAGCATCCAAGTACTTTGAGTTTCAATAATTTCCAGCATATTACACAGGAATATTGCATTCGAGCTATGGAAATATTCCCATGTGCACTCAGCATTGTTCCACATCCAATCATGGATAAAACATGCCGCACTAACTCTAAGCCCCCATAAAGTCTCAGGGACTATTATGTCACCGAAACCTTGTCCCGCGCCACAACAGGATGGAAATTTATTCAAAATTAAAGTAGGAAATTGAATATCGACAGGCGCAACCAATACACAAATACGCCCTTCTTCCCCTGTCATCGTAAATGGTTTTGTTTCCATAATTAGTCCCAGAAATTTCCTTTTGCTCTGGCATGTGGGGTAATAGGATAACTGGCCTTGCACCGTGGGCACTGAAACGTCCCTTGTGCAGGAGTCCACTTGTCGCTGTCTGTCTCAGTCGAAAGCCCACACTCTACGCAGACAATTCGATAAACCATCATCTCTTTAGGTGTGGCAATGCAAGTATGATATCTCATTTGCCTTCCTATTTCTTTAACAATCTTTACCAGATGCCAAAAGATTAATACATTTTTCTAAACTCTTAACATCTTTAACAAGATTTTCCATAATTCGTTTAATTTCTAAATGTTCTGCCTTATTATAATCCATCATTTCTTCAAGATGTGCTTGCCAGATCGATATTTGTGAAATCTTATCAGTCACCTCAGTAATTTTCTCAGTTACCAATGCCCTATCTTCCGATCTTCTCAAGTGAAACATTGCAGGACATTTTTCTTGTACATCTTCAATTTTTACTACTTTACTCCATAACATCTTCCAAATCCAAATCAACAATGCTAACAACTGAATAATCAATAATGATAATAACCATGTTGGTATAAACATTATGACCTCAAATTCGTATCTTTAAAATTTGTTGCAGGTTTTCTGGTCATCAATACTCTAAATCCATTATTATGATTACAGTAAATAATTGCCCTTGGATCATCACAACATTTAATAGCATCACAAAACACACAACGATAAATATACTTACCATTAGATTCTTTCAACATCATAAATCCTTCATAAACAAATGTTAAATTTAATCTTTAACTCTCAATATAAGCGTCAGGAGATTGTCTCCTCCTGACGCCAGTTTTAATCACCAATAATTATCGTTCAAAAGTGAACGTCAATTATCACGCTTCAGGAATGCGAAAAGCAAATGAGTAATTTGCCTTATCAGAGATATCATCCTATCCGCACAATATCAAATTATCACGCTCCGGGACTTCCGAAAATTCCCCGTGCATCAGACCATCCGAAAGAACCCCTGAAAGTAGCTTTGAACTTTGCATTCTCGGTATCAAAGTCGTTTTCAGTTCCAAACGCATCAGCTCTGCGCTCCATATACTTCAATCCATCAGGACAGTTCGTCCCAATAAACCAAGCATCAGTATCAGTCAAATAATGATTAACTTTAACACCCTGAGGAAACTTCTTAGAAGCTCGCAACGCATTAATATCATTATTAGCAGTTCCAGACTGTCCAATAGACTCCAAAATCCTAAAAGCCTCAAATTCCAGTGCCGACGGAATAATCAACTTTTGAGGCATAATCGCAATCGTCAATCCACGATCAGTTTTAAATGCCCCAATATCAATACAAGCCTGCTCAAGAGCTGCCTCACTCAAATCAGCAGCAGTGGCAAGTTCATTCCGCCAAGTACCACCAGACTTATTGGGATGATCAGTAGCACAAAGTTCCTTACCATCAGAATTAGCTCCCATAGTATAAGCACTATTAAATGCACGATTAAGTACATTTGCACCAACCATCTCCTTAGTCTGCCGGATTGAAAATGCCAAAGCGCTCGCACGACGCAATGCAACAGTCACTGCAATACCATCTTCATACATCTCACGAGTAATAATAAATCCGAGACCATAAGTCACATGAGTATAGCGACTAACAAATCCCTGCTCCTGCTCATCATACGCAACACCAGCACCTTCAGTCTTAACAGCAGCAAGACCAAAGCCAGTAACTCCAGCCTCCTCTTCAAAAGCCTTCGTTGAATTAGTCTTCTCAAAAACATCCAAGTATTCAATCGGATACTCTTTATATTTCTGCCCAAACCAAGTTTTTACACCTGGCACCAAATCCTTAGCAAAATTACTTGTTGTAATAATTCCCATTACATATCTCCTTATACACCAGTAGCCAAATTCATCTCATGCTCAGCAATCAATACTTCCCACTTAGCATTAGTTCCAAGTTCATTATCTTCGCGATCAATAACACGAAGCACTTTACATGTAGCTGCAGTTGCAACCTTAGTACTTGAATCAAGTTCCATTGCACTTTTACCAGTAGCAGTACTACCAGCAGCAACAACAATATCTGCACTCAAACCAACATCAGCAGCAACTAAAGCACCACCAACACTATCTTCCTGTACCTCAAAAATGACACTCGGATCATCAACTACAAAAACATACATTGCAGTAGATGCAGGCCTGTAATCACGATTAGGTGCATCAGGATGAGTCATAACATAAGGATTATCACCAAACCCTACAATAACTCCTCTAACTGCATCACCAGCGACTACCTGAGCAACTGTAGGAAACTTACCAGTAGCATCAGCAGAGCCAGCACTTTTAACTGCATCACCCTTAAACAATGCAGTAGCATCAGTTGCAGGAACATAATAAACATTTACTTTTCCATTCCAGGGCGCACCAGTCAAATGTTTAACCGGTTTAAGCCCGAATGGAGTATCAAGATTCGCCATAATATAACTCCACTTAGATTATTACTTTATGAAATACTTACCTCACCATTCAAGCCATCTCTACCAGGATTTTTTGAGGTTCTTTTAATCTCATTTTCAATCTTAGTAATTTTAGCTTGAGAAACTGCACGATCTTCATTATAAAGACCTTCTGGAATTTCCATCAATACAGCACGCTGACCACCACCGACATGAGGATTTGTCAGGCTTCCTAACGAACCAGCTCGTCCAATTTTAGGATCACCAACCTGCACTTTATCATCAGCAATATTCCAGCCAGCATCCTTAAAACTCTCAATTCTATCACCCTTATCATTTACAAATCGGCGCACGAACCCGACTTTTTTCGGTGCAGTTAAGACATTCCGTGTACCCAAAGGAATTCTTTTTCTTGGTGACTCACCATTAACACTCTTTACCTTATCTAAATCATCCATTAACATTCACCCATTATTTATGCTTGCATTTTTGCAATATCAGCAATATACTGATCTTCTGTCATAATACCACCCCGAACAAACTGATTCATAATTTGCACTTGATTATCAGTCAAATCAGCTTTAGTAAATGACACATTATTTCCTTTTGCCGAAGACCTTTCAACAGGACTTGGAGGCCCTACAGGAGTTTTAACTTGATTCGTGGTCTTATCACTTTCAAATTTTTCAGGAAATACTTCCTGTACTTTTGTTCGCACAAGATTATAAACTCGATCAAGCGGAGCACCTACATATTGCTGGGCTACCGCATCAGCAAACTTAGCCATCTCATCATTTTCTAAATACCATCCATTATTCTTCACCCATTCATCATAAATAGGATTAGCAACATGCTGAACTTGTTCCGTAACTTTTGGCCCATCAAGATCTTTTTGTTTTTCATCAATTTGCTTGTCAAGCTCTTCAACTTTTTCGACATCAGCCAATTCAATCGCGGCTGTACGTTCTTTTTTTAATTCAGCAACTTCACTCTCCAGCTTCTTTACTTCAGCCTTATAAACACTTTCATTATGCACTTTCAGCGCATTAACAGAATTATTCAAAGCATGAAGCTGATCCTTCAAGTCCTTATTATGTTGACTCATTGACTTTTGAATATCTTTCGATCTCAAAATATATGTCGCCGCATCAACAGCATCTTCACCTTGATGATTTTCTCTCCAACCTAATTGTGTAGCTAATTCCTTAACATCAGGCAGATCATTTCCTTTAGCAACACTTTCCTGAGCTTCATCAGGGGTCGCTTCGCTCCCATTGTTTTGTTCAGATACCTTAGCATCTTTTTCACCAGTAGCATCTTTAAGTTCAGCAACCATTTCTGCTTCTGACTTGATCTCAGCTACTCCACCAATAATATCATCAATAAAATCTTCTGCCATAATAACACCTATTTAAAAGAGTAATTTTGCAAGAACATCATTGTCATTAATCAATATATAAGTTTCATTATCTTGCCCAAGCATCGAAACACCAGCATATCGTGCATAACTAACTCTGTCACCAACAATAGCCCAAGGTGAGCCATCATCAATATCAGCCCATGCACCAGAACCAACAGCAATCAAAGTCCCAACTGTTGCCGCCGTTTGTTCTTTATCCCGTGTTTCTTGAGGCAAAATAATTCCGCCCTTAGTTCGTTCTTCTACCTTATCAGGCATCACCAACAAGTGCCCACCAGTAGGAACTATCCCTGATTGATTAATGTCTTTGATCTCTTCCATAATATCACCCTTTTAAATAAATATTAGCACAACTTAATTATCACTCTAACTATCAGCTTCTTCCTCGAGCTCAGCCCCTGCATAAGAAATACTTAATAACTGATTAAGTCCATCTAATTGACCAACTAATCTATTAGTTAGTCCATGCGTATCATGTGAACTACCACCAAGTGTACATCCATCAGCTAATTGATCTCTCAGTCCATCTCGACATTGCCGAATCTCTTTAAAGATTTCTTTTGTTACCGGATGTTCTTTCCATTCTGCAAACTGTTCTGCACTAATCATCTCATGCTCCCCTAATTATTTTACAATAAACCAATCATTATCAAGCATATCTGATTGACTGGCTAACCAACCTGGAATCCACTCTTCCTGTGCATTATACATCGCAAAATATGGCTGACAATTTAATGGCTTATCTTCGCCAATAAATTTTGCTGTACGATCATTTACTTTTCTAAATGTTCCTTCAGTGTTATAGGGTGGAAGTTGCAATGGTTCCATATATACAACAAACATATTTTTACCATTCCATTTTCTACGTGCTATTTTATGCCCTTTCTTTGCAGCTTCAATAGCTAATCCAAAAGTCATTCCATTTATTTTACGGTAAGCATTTTCAAATACTTCTTTAGGACTCCATGAAATATATCCTTTATGTTCCAGATGATTTGCCTTACCACCACCTAAATACTCAACAAGATAACCTTCATCAGTGCCATCTTCATCAGAGGGTAATTCCCAACCCCGATAATTATTATAATCACGACGATTCATTGAAACTGCCATAACTTCTTTTACGCCAATATAACTATCCATTTTCATACTCATGCTCATGCTCCTGCTCCTGCTCCTGCTCCTGCTCCTTGATTATTAGTTGTTAATCCATACTCTCTCTTTGCTGTACTTTCTGTAATACCACCTGGTGCTTTGCCAATACTCATCTGACTTCGCCCAAGCTCTATTTGATTCGCTACTGATGCTTCTTCAATATCAAGTTTTCGCTGATCGTATGCTATACCAGCAGCATCTTTAGCTTGTTTAACTTCTGCTCCAGGAATTTCAGCCATTATCTTGGATGTTTCAGCCTTAAGCTTTTCTATCTTAGCACTAAGTTCCTCCAGGTCAAGCTGCATCTTCTGTATAGCCATTTGCTCTTCAGGTTTACCACCTTCAGGCTCTTCAGGAAAAAAGGCATCAATATCTTCAATATCAAGCGCAATCAAGTATCTGCGTAAAATCTCTTTATCATCAAGTCCTTGGCCACGAAGATCCAACAGTGCTTTAGCCTTCAGCAGTCTTTGAACCATTGTTGTAGCATTTGGATCACTTACTGGCTCAATATCAAAATCAGAACTGGAAAAATCTGCTTGAACAATAGCTTGCTGATCGTCCAGCACAAGCCCATACGTCATTTGATCAAGATACAAGGCATTTAACCTCTTGATCTTCTTAAACTCTTTATATTGCGCTCGATGAATCCGCTTATGTACTGCTGAATAAACTTGCAGTCCCTGCTCAATCAGTGCAAGAACACTTTCTGCAGGAACATTTGCACCTGGAGAATTTCCTGCTAAAATATCAGTCATTCCAGCAAGTTCTTTACCGCTCTCAATCAACAAACCAAGTAGTTGAAACAATGTTGTACTTGGATCCCTGATTGGCATTGGAAAAACATTCTTCCTCAGATCATCACCAGTAACATCAACTGGTTTCCACTCACCAGATTTCAGCTGAATTGCTTTACCACGACCAAGCTTCAGGCCTCTGCCAAGAAATCCTGACTGCCTATTGCTCAATGTTCCTGCATCAATCAGCTGATTAAGCAAGGTATTTATGGCTGAATTTGTGCTCATCAGCAAGCTGCCAAAACCCATCCCATAAAATCCGCCATCAACAGCAGGCATAAACAAATATCGTGTAAAATACTGTTCAGGAATAATCTTAACGATTGCTCCTTCAGGATCTTGAACACCTTGAGCAGTATTTGTCCTAATTACTCCATCAGAAGCCCATCGAGGAGAAATTCTAACAAGTTTCTCTGTTTCTGCATGAATTGTTACAATATATGGTTCCTGATAGCCATCATTATCAAGATCATACCAGCGATGCTGCTCAAGAAATAAATGTGGAGTCTCTTCATCAGTATCAGAAGTTTTATTAGATGTTGCTTGACCAAGTGAAGCAATGTCAAATTTGGTAAATGTTCCTGAAGTTATTCGCTCAACAATTTCATTATGGTATAGGTAGATTTTATGCGTAACTCGTGGTGCTCGTTCAAGAGATTCAGCGAAATAATTCACTACCAAATCATCAGCAAAAACCAGACTTGATACATTCTTTCGCTCAATACTATCAAAATAACTCTTCTTAAAAGCACAACCAATCGCGGGCAGTGTAAACAGTAATTGATCTACACCTTCTTCCCAATTTTCCATATGTGAAAGAAGCTGAAATGACATAAATTCGCTGATGCGCTGAGATTTTTCCAGCTTTGCACCAGTAGGATCATCACCAATAACTTTACCTCGAACTACATTATTACCTTTGATAAGTTCTGGATATGCTCGTGAAGCAAACTGCATACAAGAATTAATGATTAGTGGATATTTTACATTTGCTACAACTTCACCAGCATAGGTCTTTTTCTTTACATGAAGTTTTGCAAGATCAATGATTTGCTTATTCAGTTCTTCCCATTCAGCACGACTGGCTAAATCAATCTTATATCCTTCAATCGACTTAGTCGTTATGTCAGCAATAGTTTCAGGTGATTGTTTATCAGCAATATTAGTTACAAGGACTAATGCCTCTGCACGAAGAATTTCTTTTTCAATTGCCTTAATAAGATATTGATCTGGCTCAGCTGATTGGGCTGGCTCGGCTGATTGTTCGCTGAGAATTTCTTCAACTGGTTGCTCAGATGCCCAAACTGGTGGCGCTCCAGAAATATCTGCCATTTCTTGATTAGGCATTTGATTGGGCATTTGCTGAACAAGCTCAGGGGATTCGTATGGTGGCATCATTGGCATTGTCTGTTACCTAATATCCTGTAATACAATTAGTTTCTGATTCGTTATAGATTTCGCTGTCTTCCCAAGCCATATGTTCCCAATATGGAGTTGCAATTGCTCGATCAAGACCAGACATAACTAAGTAACGAGTGCAGTCCATCAGATGGTCACGATCTTTGACTATTGACCCATGTTCATCCCGACGATAGATGCGAAATTCAGAAAACCAGTTGACAAGTGATCCGAAGACTTTAAGTTTGTTCGTTGCGAGCATTTGCCAAACTTTATAAAGACCAGACTCGACTGATTTGTTAGCATTTGTGATGTCTAAGCCCAAGGTCATGTAAATTTCAAAGAGTTGCTTACCATCTTCTTGGGATCTGCCATGTGCAGCACTATCTATTACGCCTGGAATCCAAAATCCACGAGCTTTGATGCCCTCAGCATGGATTACTGGCTCTGCTTGACCTTGATAATATTCAGAGTAAAGGAAAGTGATATTACTTGTCGGGTCAATTGCTGCCCAAAGGCATGCAGTTTTCTTCCAGCCAACATCAAGGGCATAAGCACGTAACCAGTGGTCTGGAATGGGAAAATCTGCCACGGTAATGTTTGATTCAAGAATTGGAAAGATTGCACCTGAGCCAAGTTGAGGAACTCCTTTTGATCGCGCTTCTCGTTGATGTGGTGGCAAGGCAGCAAAGAGTTTCTCTTTTTGTTCTGTCGTGAGATGGGGTGCATCATCCCAAGTTGCTTGAATGAGAAAGCGTGAACCTTCTTGATGCTCTTGAATCTTTCCTTCAGGCATAAACTGGAGGACTGTTTCAGTAAGTCCTGCAAGTGGCGTGAAGGTTAGCATGATCAGGCCGTTGGTTGTCATGGTTCTGGTCAAGCATTCTGTATAGATATCGAGAGGACATTCTTCATCGAGCCAAATGATGTCTTGCTCAGTTCCTTCAAAAGATTTGCGGCCTTCAGCATACGATTTGATTTTGCATCGTGAAAGGCCACCTGATATATGCTGGACAAGAATTGTGTCTATGGCATTTGGGACACCACCAGCGCGAGGAGTTGTCTTGATGATGTATTTTTCAGGTATGAGACCAGTTCCATGTTCTTCAGGAGTTCCGACAAGTTTGAACTGGACGATGTCCCGGGCAGTTGTTGATGTTGTTCCACAAGCCCATGCAGTTATTGGTTGCGTGAATCTCTTACCGGCCCACCAATCAGGGTAGCGGCCAGTAAGATGTAAAGTCATTTCGTATGCACCAATTCCCTCTGACTTGCCAATACGGTTTGCAGCCATGATGCAACGCTCAGGAAACTTAGCCCCAGCTGCAAAGAAGGCCATGTGCTTTGTATAGTTATGGCGACTGAGTGGTCCCGCCTCTGGATAGTATTGGATGATACGGTTTTGTTTGATGCGAGTTGCTTTTTCTTTCAAGAGTTTAAGATATTGTTCCTTCTGGTCACGATTGAGCAGAGAAATGTCTGCTGCAATTTGATCGGCTGATGGAATAATATTTTGACTAAGCTCTTGCATTTAATTATATGTCCTGGACCAAATCAGGGGTCGCTTCGCTCCCCATTCGTATGGTTGTTGTGCTTGTGAGTTAATTTGACTGAAAAATGTTTGCTGGTATTTTGCTTAGTAGTAGGGATTCTTCAGAGAACTGTGATTCTTCAGGAAATTCGAATGTATCGTTTAAGTATGCTAAGTCTGGATCAATTTCTGTGGCTTGCCCAGTTTCCAGTCCCTCGTCTTGGTGTTCATCGGTGAACGGATCAAACTCATTTTGTGCTATGTTCGGGTGGTTTGATAGCTGGGACTGTGGTAGAGTTGTGATGGTCGCAACTTGGTTCGGGCTTTGCGTGTAGGTTTTGGCGATGCTTTGTTGCATGGCGTTGATTTCAGCGTCGATTTCTTGGTCGGTTTTGGTTTGTAAGGTCATGTCAACATGGAGTCTGTCGGGTGCTTTGTAGCCTGATCGGTCGAGAACATCTTTTGCTGCAGTGAGCTGGACGCTGTGAGGTGCTTTTTCGGCTGGATTCATTACGCGCTCAAGGACGTTGAGAGCGCTGGCATTTAATGTGATGAGTTTTTTACGCACGTCCAGTGTAGCTTCTTGGGCCTTGTCTTGCATTCCTTTGAGGTATGCCTGGCCGAGAGGTGAGCGAATGATCTGGGAGACTGTGCAGTCGCTCATTTCCATGCGCTCGGCGATGTCTTTGTTGCGATAGCCATTAAAAGCCATCTGAATGATGGTTCGATGCTGGGTGCGAAGTTCTTTGAGCATGGTTTAGTCTGACTGAGTATGGTTTTTGTTTAGTTTTGTCCAGGCCGCTCACACAATAAAAATGTTTATGTCATGATAACACTTTTTTGAGGGATTGCAAGGGAAATTTTTTACTCTTTTTGCCACCAAATGACGGCATTTATTCCAGTAAAAAATTCGCAAACTGTAGGGAAAAGCCTTATCTGACACGCGCAAACCGAGGCATCGCCCTGAAGGCAGTTCCGCACAAAAGAAAATTGTTCCCAGGCAGTGAGCATCCGCACAAAACCAGGGCAAAACAAAACACCTGACCACCAAAACAACTGGAAAAAATCAATCAACAATAATCAACCATAAAACTGGAGCAAAAATAAAACTTGACAAAACAAAAACAGTTTACTAATATATAAACAATCAAAGAGAAAACTATAATCAATCGACACACTTTAATTGATTAAAAACTATCTCAAAATAAAACTTGACAGAAAATAAACAAGACAGTATATTAGAATTATCAGGAAGAAAACTGTAATCAGATAACCAACCCGGAGGGCTGAAACTGTAATCAATTTTCTTCTTGACAAGTATCAAAGCAGTTAGTAAAGTGAAGTCAGGCCAGTAGTTAAAGAATAACCTTAACCTTGAAGGAGATTTATCATGATCAAAACAACTCAACAATTTGTAGTTTTTGAATCTGGCGATAACGTAGGATCAGATGTAACCTGTTACGATTGTGGCAGAGAATTTATGGAGTCTCTGCCTGAAAACTGGCAGATAGGTGATTGCATCGTATGCAAGTGTGGTGGTAGATGCGCCTACATAATTGAACCAGATTAAACTTGACATAACCTGAGCAAGTTATTAAACTACTCACATTAGACTTGAAAATCGTTTTCGAGTCGCTCAACATTTTTTTTCTTTATAAGGAAATTTACCATGTCCCAATCCATTTACATTACTCTCGACACGCTGAAAACCGAAACTTCTGTACCATTCATGGTAGACAAGAAAGGAGTAATTCTTCGTCAAGATAGGGGCAATGTCGCCCATACTCTGCCGCGAGAACACTATCCAACATCATCGATCTTCGACGATGAGGAGCAATTCCTTGCTTGGGCTCAGGAGCATGATTGCTTGCTGTCTTTATTGCAAGCAGGTATTAACGATTGGCTGATTTCCGACCGTGCAACATTCAAACGCATGGTCAAGGGAACATGGTCACCTGAGATTGGCCAAAACAGTGTTGATAATCGCAAGTGGACTACTTCAACAAAACCTGTGGGAGCGCTCACGCCAGCAGAAAAGGCGACCAATGCCCTAAGTGCCTTATCACCTGAAGAAATATCCGAGTTAATCGCTCGTTTCAGCTAAAAACTTCAAGTACAACCTTAATTTTGCCCGATATGGTTAGAAATAACTGTATCGGGCTTTTTACGTTTAAGCGCCTTGAATAGTTTTAAGTGATTAAACTATTAAACCGCCCTGGTTGACCGTCCTGGTTGACCGGCCCTTTGTTTGTCCACCCCGTCCCGTTCATCCTGAATACCCTTAAAAACGGCCATAAAGGCACTGCCACGCTATTTTCACCTTTATGGTGCTATCAGCGCATGCTTGAAGGCGTTCATGCCGTGACGGGCTTTTTATGGCTTTTTAGCCTATGGACACTAAAAAAAGGTATGTTGACGTATAATAAAATTAAATCTGTACGTCTAAAACCATTTTTCCATGAACAAATGGCCATAAATAGCTACAAATCACACACAAACAACCCACAAACGCACACAAACGCACACACAAAAAACACTTTTATGCGTGTACGCTTGGCACCATTTGTATGTGATATGTGTCCGAATGTGTGACAAACGCACACAAAATTCACGAATAAAAGGTAATGATTTCAATGCTTTATGGATATTGGATGGTCGTTTGTGTGTGATATGTGTCCAAATGTACACTCCCCCCCCTTCAAAGCTGTTAGGGGGGGGGTAGGTTCTTAGTCTCTTAAAATTTTTTTTTGATACCCTAACTTTTAGTGTCAGGAGGGGGGGGGTGTGTACAAATGGACACAAAACGCACACAATCGGCCACACAAACAGATTTTCCCCCCTAAAATCAACCACTTACGCACGCGAACCCTCCAAAAATCACACACAAAACGCACACAATCAACCACAACCGGTGCCAACTGTACACGCACAACCCGCACACAACCGGCCACAACCGGCCACAAATCACACACAAACGCACACACAAAAACCGTGGACAAACGGCTACAAACATGCTAAAATGGCCACATATCATCCACAAATCACACACAAATCAGCCACAAACCTTTAACCTTAACTTTACCATTAACCTGTTTCATTAACCATCAACCCACTCATCAGGAGGCCATCACCATCCTAAACCCATCCAGCAATTTCATCCTCTCAACCTCAACTAACCTCAACCCTCATTAAGGAGCCATCACCATGTCAAGCCCAACCGTTAGTTTTCGCATTTCCGACTATCATCTTGCCCGTGGTCTGCGAGCAATTCGCACACTTGACCCAACCTGGCAACTAACAACGCCAGCAGATTTAATTAGGACTATTTTTAATGATTATATAGCAAAATCAGAACACTTTAACAACACTCAACATAACATCGATCCATATAACATTAATCCAGAATTACTTCAAGAAATTTCCCATGCCCGTGCAAATCTCAACCAAAACAAACAACTCGACCCATTACCACAAATCAAACAAAAACTATTTACACTTAAAGATTAACCCTCATCAATGGAGCATTACTATGTCAAGCGCACACATGTCTTTCAGATTAAACCATTACCAATTAGCTCGCGCATTACGCATCCTCATAACTCTCGAACCAAATCAACCAATTTCATCATTATCCCAAGCAGCTAAACTTATTATCATTGACTGGATATCAAAGCATTCAATCAATACCTCATTAGACACTTCTCAAGCAGATATTGATGCTATCAAGCTAATAGAAAAATTACCTGCAAATCAAATAGACCCATACACTACCATCCAAGCAGCTATGGCTAAAACAACCTATCAACCATCACAATCAGCACAAATGCAAAAACAAGTACAAAAAACAACCGAGCAAATTACCCTCGAATTTGAACAAGAAAGATTCTTCAATCAATGCAGACAAGAATCAGCCCAAGCAACCCAAGCAGCCCAAGAAACTCGCTTGAACACTCAAATAAACGCTACCTTCAACCGGGTCAAACCCTCAGCCTTCCATGACCCAAATATAACCGAGTCAGTAATATCATCCGTAACAGACTTCAGCCCGCCACCCGAATGGAAAAACCTTGACTAACCAGTCTAAGCCAATCAATCAGTCAACCAGCTAAACCAGTTAAACCCGCTCGCCTTGAGTAAAACAGCATCACAAACAATTCAAGGCGGGCGGCATAGGCCAAAAAACACACAAAACCGCCCCGCCACACCCTTTCCATACCATTTCCGTACCATCCGCCACAAAAACACCACAAACCCGTCACGGGTCATTCAGCACCATTCCTGGCCGCACACTAAAAATACCATTTACCACCATTTTTTCCTTCTTTTTCCCTTGACATCCCATAATCATTATGATACCGTTCATCATGACCCGTTTTTACACGTCACGCACAAACCGGCCCACTATATATAAGGGCCACCATGCACCGCCCAATAAGGGCAATCACCCCCAAGGCCGGAAATCCGGCAAAGGAACCATCATGACACCAAACCAACTTTATAACTATCGCAAACAAAAACAAGAAATATCAAAAATCAAATCTTATTCAGAATTTAATCATAGACTCAGAATGAGTCAATGGAACGAACCTACGAAAGACTGGAATCTGCGACTAAATGCACTCATCCAATTTCATTCAGACCAATCTATCAGACAAATCCTTGACCGAGCATCAAAAGGAGCCAACCAAAAATGAAACAAACACGAAACACTGAAGAAATTATAACTGAAATGAACTTATTATTCATCAAAATGAATTTACTCATCAAAATACTACAACAATTCAAAACTCAACCAAAAGAAGCCAACCATGCCAACTTGCCATTATTGTCACAAGCCAACAAATAGCACATATCGAAACGAACGTTTAGATGATCGAAACCTAAACCTCATCAATTGCTGCCACCAATGTGCCAAAACCCACAAGCACCTAACCATCAGCTCAATCTGGAAGCCCAAACCATCAACCATCAACGAACCTAACCACATGAAACACATCTATTCAGGCATCGTCATTTTCATCATCATCCCCATACTGTACGCCCTCACAGGCATAATCTCAAACCTCTAAGGAGCCAATCATGCAGTCACTCAAACAAACCATCATGCGCCGGGACGACCTCACTTCAACTGAAGCAGATGACTTAATAGCCGAAGCTCGTGAAGCCCTTCACGCATATCTTGAAGCAGACGATCAAGAGGCAGCACACAATATCTGTGAAGAGTTCTTTGGCCTTGAACCAGACTACCTAATGGACTTGCTTTAATAACTTCCCATAACTAATAAACTAAAAGAATCATTGACCTATCAGCCACTCATCAATGATTCTTTTGATTTATTAGTTAATAAACCTCAACCATCAAAAAGGAGCCAACCATGCCAGAAACTTGCCCACTCTGCAACCAGCAATATGACCAAAACTTAACAAACTACATCATCTCGAAAATTCCCAAAATACAGTCCTTTGATTATCAACAAAAATGTCTCACATGCATTAAAAAACAAAGCCAAGAATTAAAAACAGCCCAGTATCCACAACTAACCATCATCAAAAATCAACTCGACGAAATAACTTCCCATTACAAAGCAATTCAACTTCAATGGGAAACCGCCAGCAAATCATACCAGGCACTCGATTATCAAGAACACATAATTGTCCATGAAATGCTACAACTCCAGCAACTCCAGGCAAAACAAGCCACCAAGAAACCATCAACTCCATCAACCAAACAATCAACCAACAAGGAAACAATCATAAAAATGCTTGCAAATCTATCCCCTGAACAACGAGAAGCAATCCTGTCATCTATGGCAAAAAAGGCACCAGTTCATGTTGAATAACTTAACCGTTCACCAATGAACAACCTCAACAAAGGAGCCAATCATGCAATATTCAAAACGATTTATCGCCTTCATGAATCGAAAAAATCCTGCCTATCTCCCGAAGTGGTTCATTGAAGCATGGTACAAACAATTTCAAGACATCCAATTTTGTTTTGAATAACCTCCAGGAGATCATTAAATCATGAAAAACATCCGAATCACTTTACGCCTTAGCCCAGAGCAACTTGCCCACGGCTTATGGGCGATTCGTCAACTTGAACCAACTTATAAACCCAGCAGTTTAAATGACCTAACCAAAACCATTTACCTCAGTTGGCTTATAAAAATGTCCTCTAACAAGCCAAATACCATCCCACAAAGCATCTTAGATGAAATCATACAGTTCATCAACATGCCAGCGGTCAAGCAAATAACTCTCAAAGAAATCATTTCAATCAACAAGGAGGCCTAACTATGGATAACATCAAGTCAATTAAAAACCTATACACTTCCAGGGGTAATGAGGCATTAAATCAATACATTCTTCATACACCCAAAGGAATTTTCTTCAGTTCATACGATCTTTTAATCGCATTTCAACCTATCCAAGGAAAAGTCAAACTTGACATTAATAACTGGAACACCAGCGTGACTACATCTAAATACCTTAAACAATTCCTTGGCGAAAATCTAATAACTATCAAAAAGAATATAGCATCAGGCGAATATGAACTTGCCGATCTTAGCCAATATTAATCAAAGGAACCATCATGAAAACTGCCAATTCAAGAACCATATCAACTCGAGTAAACCTACATGAATTTGCTAAAGCTCTCGATGGCCTAATCGCACATGGCATACCAGCGACAAAGCTCAGATCAAACAGTGCAATCATGCGAACAGCAATCCTCATATGTTGCACCTTAACTAACAATCCTGAAGCACCAGCAAGCCAGGAATCAACAGACATCATTAAACAAATCTGGAAAGAATCCAACAAGCTAAGCATTTAACCATACGAATCCCCTGATTTCCAGACGCCGAAGGCGGCTGGCACGCAGGGACACCATATCATAGAAGCACATCATAGGAACACAATATGCAATCAACCAAAGAAAACATGCAATCATCAAAAGAAATAATCAGACAGCTTCACCTAACAGCAAGCGTACTTAAAGATTTACAAATCACCAATATCATCAGTTGCACCATTAATTATGAATCAACTATGCATGTTCATTTAACATCATTAACACTTTCAGGAATCTCTCCTGTTTGGCAAAAACTGGCTACTACTAAGTATAAATGGGAAAAATCATGTATTTACCAGGGTATCAAATTTTTCGCCCTATACACTAACAAAGAATACCTCAAGGAAAATCCACCATGCAAATCAAACTAAATTATGGAACTTACAACCATTGTACAATTAAGTTATGCACTTATCCAAACAATCGGCCAGCAATCATCATCTACCATAATAACGAAGTCCTATTAAAAGCATCAGTCAATCTACCAGACCATTCTATCCCCAAAAAATATGTCTGCATCAAAGACTGGAGCGAAAATGAAGGCATCTTAAAAGCCTTTATTGAGAACAAAATCATCCATCCACCTGAATTTACCATTTCATCAGGCTTTGTCACTATAAACGTGTGTAAACTATTAAAAGGAGCTAATCATGTCAATTGAAGAATATATCAAACTGATAAATGATCTACGAAAAAAGAAAAAGAATCAGTGGATAACAAAGCGCATCCCGAACGTAGAAGGAAAAATCATCAACATAAAATTCTTTAACACCTGGATACAAAGACTTGTCATCTCAGATTGTAAAATCAAGCATTCTGGCCTAATGGACTGCAAAGTCAGCGAATTTAATACCTTTCTCCATAAAACTCTCATCGAGTCAATATTATGATCAAATATAAAGGAAAAACTCTCACAGCAGAGCAAGAAAACCACATCAACACAATCACACAAGGCGCCGACCATGCCATTCAAGCACCTCCAGGTTCAGGCAAAACATTTCTCTTACTTGCACTTGCACGCAAAATGACCGGGCATGGACTATCGATCAGCTTTAACAAAATACTTGCTGATGAAGCATCTAAAAAATTCACCTCAGCAGTAACATGCAAAACAGGTCATGCTCTTGCTTATGGTGCAGTTGGTTATAAATACAAAAAGCGCCTTCGTAAGCTCACTGGCAAATATCTTGCAGATATTATGGACATTGGCGATTGGCAACCATATAACAGCCCATCAAATAAAGGTTACTTGATCTTAAATACAATCAGAAAATATTGCTATTCGGCTGATGAAACAATGGCCTGGAAACATTTGCCACAATTAACCATTACTCGCGATGATACTGACATTGATTTGATGAAAGAAGACCTAATTCAAAATGCCAATCAAGTCTTCAATGAAATGATCCGTTTAGATTCGGATCTTCCGATAACTCATGATGTTTATCTAAAGATTTGGGCTTTAAGTAATCCAAAAATAAATATTGATTACATATTCTTCGACGAATACCAAGACAGTAACCCAGTTATAGCTCAAATAATAAAGAATCAATCTTGCCAGAAGATTTTTGTTGGAGACCAATTCCAGCAAATCTATTGTCAACCTGCTGGAACTATTATTTCAATGGCAAAATGTCGTGGAGATAAATGCTTTCCTAAAGATAAATTTATCGAAGACATTAAAGTAGGTGATAATGTAATTACTTTTGATGATAGTTATGTATTTCCTACAGGTAATCCAGTTAAATCTATTACTGAAGTAGATTATGAAGGAAAATTAATTGTTGCTACAACTAATTCTGGCTGTATATCTAAATATATTCCTCAACATCAATGTATGGTTAGAATAGGTTCGGAAATGAAAGATAAACATATTGTCTATCTTATGAGAAAAGGAAATCAATTTAGAATAGGAAAAATACCATATCTTTATTCAAGTCAACAGGGCCAATTTGGATTAAATTTACGTGCATCTGTTGAACAGGCTGATGCTGCATGGATTCTTTCTATACAAAATTCTTCTGAAGAATCTTCATTATATGAAGCTCTATATCAAGCACAGTTTGGATTACCTGGAGTATGTTTTCGTGAACAAGATAAACATCGAATAGACTTAAATTATTTTTGGAATTTTATTGGAGATAATTCTAATCGAGGTAAAAACTGCCTTGAATTTTTTGGCCTTCTTTTAGATATACCTTTATGGACGGCTGGATATGCTAATATGATTGGTAATCGTAGAGTTACTATTACAGCAGCCGCAAATCTGCATGAAGGTATGTTAATGTTGCCATTAAAAAATGGTCTTAAAAAGCCTGGACAATCAAACAGGAGCGCAACTAAAGAACATTGGGAAAAAATTTACATATATAAAGAAGATTATAAAGGAAAAGTATATTCACTTGAAGTAAAGAAAAATCATAATTATTTTGCTGATGGATTATTAACTCATAATTCCTGGCGTGGTGCAGTAAATGCCCTGCAAGATGAAAAACTTGCCAAACTATATATCACGCGATCATTCAGGTTCGGTGATGCAATAGCAAATCTGGCAAACAACATCATCGAAAATTACTATCCAACTGATTTTACTTACATCCCCTTTTATGGAAATGACACGATTAAATCACAAATATCTTACACACCACTAAGTAACATCAACTGTGTTATTTGCCGAACAAACAAAGGTGTAATTAACGAAACAATTCATGCTTTAGATCAAAATAAAACTGTTCATATCTTAGGAGGAACTCAGCCATTAACATACCTGATTAATAGTATTTTTCAACTTAAACTAAAAGGATATTCAAATCACCCTGATTTATTCTTATTTACAAGCTTTGCTGATCTCAAAGAATATGCAGATTCCCCGATGGGCGGAGACTTAAAAGCAATTCTCAAGCTCATTGAATCTTATGGACGCGAAAGACTACTAAACATACTTGAAAGCACTAAAGAATCCGCTGAAGATGCTTCAGTTACAATAACTACAGCACACAAAAGCAAAGGCCTCGAATGGTCAGTAGTTAAGCTGGCAAATGATTTTAAAATACCATCTGATAAGGCTGTTCCAACACAAGAAGAAACAAACATCCTCTATGTTGCTGCAAGTAGAGCCTTGCATAAACTTGATCTTAGTGAATGTCAGGCAACTTTTCCTCAAACATTCAAAGCGGCTCTTCAAGTAAACAAAGAACTTTATGAAATTGCTCAAGCAATCAAACAAGAAAACATCAATCAAAGGAGTTAATCAAATTAAATGAAAGATAAATTAATTGAATTTTTATCTGATGATTTGGAATTTAAATCTTTAATTAAAAAAGGTAAAATGTGCCCAATCTGCTATGAATTTAACATAGTCAAAAAGCATTCTGAAGATAATTTCATTTCACCTGAATGCTATTATGACGAATGCCTTGATTGTGGCCATCAATGGAACATTGAATAAAGGAGCTTAAAATAAATGATTAAACGATTTCGTGCCTGGGATGGAAATGCTTACTGGTATTCTGATGAAAACTTATCTTTTATTTATGATTTCAAAATCGAAACTCTTCAAACAACACCATTTAAGTTAAAAGACATCGAACAATACATTGGAAAGCGTGATATGAATAATGTCATGATGTATGAAAATGACCTCATCATAAACATTGCACAGCCCAACGATAAAATATATCGAATTATTTGGTCTGATAACGAATGTGGTTTTAGAAAAGTGTCTCAAAACGTATCATACCCTGAAACTAAGATTGATTCAGCTTTCATGAAAATCATTGGAACAATTCATTCAAAATAGCATTGAAAAACAATAAACTTAAACCTTAATAAAGAAGGAAAATAGAATGAAAAAAGGTTAAAAAAAGATAAAAAAATTGTTGACAGCGCCGATTTTTTTTATTATAGTGGGCGCATACCGGAAAAACCCAAACCGGAAAAAACCGGAATGGAAAATAACGGTCTATTAACTGGGCATGTTGCCCAAACTATTAAATCTTTTTTAAGGAGATTCAAAAATGACTATGATTAAAGTGGTATCAAACCAGGCCAGCCGCGAGATTACTGTAACAGAACCAGCCGTTATGGGCGCATCTACTATCGAGGAACTGGTAGAGGCTCTCGGCGAAGATCTGGCAGTAAATCAGATCAAGAACCAGCTCAAGGTCTCTTTCCGTGCTGTAGTTCGCCGCAAGCTCGAGGAGAAGGATGACAATGATGAATTCAGCAATTCTGATGAAGCTATCCTTGCAGAAGACTTCAGTGACTGGAAGCCAACTCTCCGCATCACCAAGACTGCTGAGGAAAAAGCCCTCGAAGCACTCGGCAATCTGCCGCCTGAAGTTCGTGAGGCAGTTCTGGCTAACTTTAACAATGCCCGCTAAACTTTAATTAGTTTAAGAAACTAACGAAAAGGTCAGAGATTAATTTCTCTGGCCTTTTTATTAAAACAAGGATTTTAGTATGTCTTATCAATTTGATATTAGAAACTTTAAGAGTTTTCCTCAGTTTAAAGAAAGATTTTTATCTTTTTTCCCTGATAATGCATTTAAACCTGGTCAAAATGACATTTGCTGGAATTGGCAAGGTGCTATTTCTTCATCTAATTATGGTTCAATATATTATGGAAATAAATCTTACTTAACCAATAGAATGTCTTATATGACTTTTAAAGGTCCAATAAGATCAAATGAAATAGTAAGACATACCTGTGACAATCCACAATGCGTAAATCCACAACATTTAATTTTAGGTAATCTTTCTGATAATGCAATAGACATGGTAAAAAGAAATCACCAAGGTAATCAAAAACTAAATGAAGAATGTGTTAAAGTAATTAAATGGATGTTGAAGTATAAGCCTGAAAAAGGTTTAGCTATTAAATTAGCTCGATTACATGGTGTAAATGTAGGAAATATTTCAAGAATAAAAAATAATAAAAGATGGTTCTGGATACACGTATAATAAAAAAATTTATTAAACAATAATCATAAAGGATTTTTATGAATTATACAGAGAAAATAGATTATTCCTCATTATCTACTTATATGGGATGCCCTCGTAAATTCCTCTTCCAATACATGATGCATTTGCGTCCGCAAGGCAATTCAATTCATCTTGTCTTTGGTTCTTGCTGGCACTATGGCCTGGAAGAATCATACAAACTCTTGCAAGCAGATCCAAAAGCAGTCAATCCAATGGATCTAACAATCCATTCAATAAAAGCATTCAACAAGCTCTGGGCTCTTGATGGAGCGCCTCTTTGGAAAGACGAAGACCTAATCTTTCCTAAATCCCCAGGACATGCTGCAAATATGTACAAAGCATATTGGGATCGTTTCATGGAAATGGATTCAGCAAAACGCGATGTGCTGGCTGTTGAAGCTCCATTTGCCATTGACCTATCACATTATGGTTCACATCTTCCTCGTTATATCGGACGAATTGACCTTATCTTAAGTGATGGTGATGGCATCGAAATATTCGATCACAAGACAGCTAAAGCAATCTATGCGATCACACCACAAATATTTGAAAACAGCTTTCAAACGGACGGCTATTTGACTGCCGGAAGATTATTCTATGATAAGATTCCAAAAATCACTTATCGAATAGCCCTTTGTCAAAAAAGTAAAATTGATTTTCAGCCAATTACAATTAGCAAAAGATCAAGTGCAATAGATCATTTTTTGCATGACCTGATCTACTATGTAAATAAAATTCAAGAAGATATTAAAATCCTTGAAGAAGACAAAGAGCGGTGCAAAGATCGTGCTGATCTCCTGAAATCATTCTATCGTTGTTATGGTCAATCATGTACCAGCTTTATGTCTCCATGTGTTTATTTTGATCTTTGCAAAATGAGAAACAATCCCCTTGCTTGGTTTGATAAAGCACCTCAAGGATTTCATTTCAATGCTTGGGATCCTGATGAGCATGATGAAAACATGAGAAAAAGACTTTTAACTGAGGAGGAAAAGTAATGGATAATCAAGTAAAAACACTTATGCCTCCGAATAAGCAAAGACTTCTTAATAAAGAACGTAAATTCAATTTGAAGTTTTTGCTAACAGGCAATTCAGGTTCAGGTAAAACGCACTTCACAGCAACATATACTTCTGGGCCAATTCATTATTACATGTTCGATAAAGGCGGCGAGAAGACAATAGAGAAAATTGCATCAAGTCGCACAGATATAACAATAGATAACTTTTCTTCAAGTAAACAACAGTTTAGCGATTTTTGGCATCAATTTCAACAAGATGAAAAAGATGGCCTTTTTGATTGGCTTGCAGAAAATTCTGGCCTGCTTGTTATTGACAGTTTAACAAATGTGAACCTGAAAGCCATTGATGAAATAGCTAAAAAGGCTGGAGTTACTCCGAGTGGTATTGGCAAAAAGATTGACATGAAACTTGGTATGGCACCACCGCATTGGGGACAACTGCTTAATTGGATGACTACATTTATTAGCACATTGCAAGAACTTCCTTGTGCAGTAGCAGTTACAGTACATTTGCATACCCTGATGAATAGCAATCAAGAAGTTGTCGGACGATATCCAGCAGTTAATGGACAATTTAGGCAACTTCTTGCATGTGACTTTGATGAAGCATACTTATTAACAACTCAAGGAACTAAGCGTCAGATCTTTTTTACAGAAAAACTCAGCTTTGAAGCTAAATCACGAGTATTTGATATGCCAAAGGTTGAAAACATTACACTCGATCAACTTGCTAAAGCATACCTTGCAGGCAAAACGATCATTCAGTAACTTAAAATGTTTATTGGAGAATTAAAAAATGAAAGTAATTAACAATGTAGTAGAAGTATCAGAAGAGGGTCTTGAGTCATTATTAGGACAAACTGTAACATTTTTTTGTGCAATCTATATTTACACTGGCAAATTAGTTGAAGTTAATAAGACATGCGTTAAACTGGAAAATCCTAAAATTGTTTATGAAACTGGATCATTTACAGATAAAGAATGGAAAGATGCTC